ATTAGGATATGATCCTGCTGATTCACATACTACAAACTTCTGGGAAGAATTATCTAGTGTTACTACAACATCATCAGGAACAATTTCTAGTGGAACAATTACTGCTAAGAAATATTTAATGTATAATATAATTGGTAAGAAAGCAAGTGGTACAGGAACTGAATCAGCTCGTTTTCGATTTAACGGAGATACAGGATCTAACTATGCACAGAGAAATGATATTAATGGAACTCACTATACTTATGGAAATCAAACATCTGCAAACATAGGTGGAGATGGAAATACAGCAGGAGAAATGGTTTTTCTTACAGGATTTATAGTTAATGTTGCTAGTAGAGAGAAATTTTGGTTTGGTAATTCTGTTTTTGGAAATACAGCAGGTGCAGGACAAATTGGAAATAGAGGAGATATAGCTTGTAAGTGGGCAAACACATCTGATCAGATTACATCTATTGAGTGTATGGGTACTACTTTTGATGCAGGAGCAAAAATGATTATATGGGGTAGCGACTGATGGTTTGGAGTAAATTAGAAACAAACACATTGAGTTCAGCTTCCTTAGATATAGATTTAGGAGCAAGTACAGCTATGAGTAAAAATACATTTTCATATACTCTACATAGTTTGATAGATGACGGAACAGGCAGTAATGGAGATGGTGTCCATGCTTTTACTTTAAACAATGATTCAGCTTCTAATTATGCACATAGAGTTTCACAAGATTATGGTTCAGATAATACTTTCACAGGTCAGGCTTTCATGGCAACACAATATAATGTTTCGCCAAATGATTCGTTTGTTTTTCAATATATAGCTGCGATAGATGGCGAAGAAATATTACAACAAAGTATTCAAGTTGATATTGTATCAACAGGAGCAGGTACAGCACCCAGAGTTATTCAAACGGTAAACAAATACACAGGAACTTCTCAATTCACTAGATTAGACTGTAGAAACAACAGAGGCACATCAATAGGCTACGAATATGATGATGACAGTAATGCAACAATATTTGGTAGTGACGTTGCAGAAATATTAAACGTTCAAGACGGTGCAGTATATTATGATAAAACATTAAACAAGGAATACATACTATCGAATGAAACTTGGACTGAACTGTAGGTAGTTAAACTTGGCAGTTATTGCACAGGTTTTTCAAGACAATGTATTCCAAAACAATGCTTTTCAAGGAGAATGGGGTGGAGTAACATTTCAAAAGAATGTTTTTCAAAACAATGTATTTGATGTTCCTACAACTGTAAAGAAAATAATAACAGAATCATTATCCATTGCAGATACACAGGTAAGGACTAGGGAATTAATAAGACTTGCAAATGAATCAGTATCAATTCAAACATTTAGATTAAGACTTAGAGTATTAGTTTATCATGTCATTGAGACATCACAGATTGCTGATAGTGAAGTGAAGAAACGTGGACTTATCAAACTATTCAATGAGTCATTAAATACAGCAGAAAACATAACAAGGTATAGGGCAATTATTAGACATTTAGCAGAAACAGAGAGTGTGTCAGAATCACAAATTAAGTTAAGAGGATTAAGAAAAATAGTATCTAATGCAGTTAGTGTTGTATCTACTCATATTAAATCAAGAGGTATTATTAGAAAAATATCAGATGTTATACAATCCAGTGACTCACCTGTTAGACTTCGAGGTTTAACTAATATCGTAAATAATAGTGTTAGTATTGTTTCATCTAAAATACCTTTAAGATCAATTATTAAACATTTAGCCGAAACAGTACAGGTAAGTGAATTACCTGTAAAACTTAGAGGTTTAGGTAGAGTAATCAACGAATCAATTTCAATTCAAACGTTTAGAGAAAAACTAAGATCAATAGTAAAAAGTATAACTGAATCTACATCTCTATCAGAAGTTGAAAATGTTGTGCATGGTAGAATTAAACGTGTTAATGAAACAATAAGTGTTGGTGCAAAGAGAATCTTCCAATCTATATACCAATCAAACGTATTCCAGCAAGGTTTAGAGTATGTGAAATTAATGGGAAGAATAAGACTGGTAAACGAAACACAAAGCGTGGTAGAAGGAAAGATAACCTTGAGGTCTTTAGTAAGACATATTGCAGAAACAATTCAATCATCAGAATCAATAGTAAAATTACGATCTATATTAAGATTAGTTGCAGAAACATCACAAATATCAGAAGCATTGGTAAAAGGAATGTCACTATTAAAGGTTCAAAGTGAGTCAGTGTCCATACAGAGTTTCAGAGAAAAACTCAGAGCAATTAACAGGGTAATAAACGAATCTGTACAACACTCTGAGACAATAATTAGGCTAAGAGGAATATTTAGATCAATAAACAATACAATATCAGTGTCAGAATCTAAGTTTACCGCAAGTGGATTCGTAAAATCTGTATCAGAGTCAATCAACTTTTCAGAGACAGCGGTGTTTACTAGAGCATTGCTTAGAACAATAAGCAACAGTGTTAGCATATCTGAAAACTTTTACAAGTCATGGACTAAGAGAGTCAATGAGAACACATCTGTATCAGAGTCAAACATATTCCTTAGAGGACTGATAAGATCTTACTCAGAATCAGTTTCCATACAAAGTTTCAGAGAAAAACTCAGAATAATAAACAGGGTTATCAATGAATCTGTTTCTATCAGTGAGGGTATAACAAGACTAAGACTGTTAACTAGAACTATAAACAACAGTATATCTAGTATCACAGACGGATATAAGGCTAAGAGTATTGGTAAGGTCATTTGGTGAAAGTGTCTCAGTTCAGACATTCAGATCAAACACAAGACATATGTTAAGAGTGATAAGTGAAACTGTCAATGTTGCAAGAACTAGGCTAGCAGTGTTCCAAGGAATATTCCAAGGAGGAGTTTTCCAACAGGGATATGAAACATCAATGGTAAGAGGATTGGGTAAGCATATATCAGATACAGTAAACTCTACAGAGTCATTTAGAAAGGCAATGTCAATGGCATTTGTTGAAAGTATATCGGTGTCAACAGCAACTAACTTTGCAAGAGCATTGGTCAGGTCATACGGTGAATCTATATCCATACAGCAGTTCAGACAAAGGCTAAGAGCACTTGTAAAACTAGCACCTGAAACAATACAGTTTTCAGAATCAGTTACAAGGCTAAGAGCACTTGGTAGAATAATATCTAACAGTGTTAATACAAGCACATCAGTTAACTTTGCTAGAGCATTAAACAGAACAATAACAAGCAGTGTAAGCATAGAAACTGACTCTAATTTTGCAAGAACATTGATAAGATCATTGACAGAGTCAATATCAGTTCAGACATTCAGAGAGAAGCTCAGACATATTATCAGATTTGCATCTGATGATGTTAGCATATCATCTGTTTCCAGAACAATAGTAGGAAGAATTAAGACTGTAAACAACTCAGTAAGCATAGGAGTAATAAGAGTGTTCCAAGGAATATTCCAGTCAGATGTGTTCCAAGGTGGATATGAGTTTGTTAGACTACAAACATTGGTAAGATTCAAGAACGAATCAAACAGTATATCTGACGTACAGAACTTTGCTAGATTATTGATTAGGTCAATAACAAACACTGTAGAGATAACTATAGGAGATGTAAGATTGAGAGTATTGGGTAGAATAATAAACAGTACAGTTCAATCAATAGAAGTAAAGAACTTTAGCAGAGTCTTGAAGAGAACCATATCAGATAACGTAAGCGTGTCAACAAGCGTAAACAAACTAAGGGGATTGACCAGAATTATAACTGACAGTGTATCAGTGTCACAGACAGACTTAAGGTTGAGAGTATTGGTAAGGTCATTGACAGAGTCAGTATCTGTACAGACATTCAGAGACAGGCTAAGACAGATAACCAGAATGATAAACGAGTCAGTCAGTTCAACTGAATCATTCAGAATGAAGTTCGCAAGGTCATTCTCAGAGACTGTATCAGTGTCAGGTACTCATGTGTTTGTAAGAGCAATTATAAAATCATTATCTGATATTGTTAGATTGTTAGACACTCCAGTATTCTCAAGAGGAATGAACAGAGTAATCAATAACACCATCTCATTGTCAGAATCAGTTACAAGACTAAGAGGATTGACCAGAATGATAAACGAGTCAGTGTCAGTTCAGACATTCAGAGACAGGCTAAGACAGATTACAAGATTGGTAAACGACTCAGTCAACATATCAGTAGAGTTCAGCAAGGGATTCAAGAGAAGTTTCTCAGAGACTGTGTCAGTATCAGATACACATGTGTTTGTAAGAGCAATGTTAAAGGTATTGTCAGAGATAGTCAGTGTCAATGAATTGATGTTACCAACAAGAGTATTACAACGTGTAATAAACAATACAATATCTTCATCAGAATCTGTAAACAGGTTAAGAGATATTGGTAGAATTGTTAACGAGTCAGTAAGTGTACAGAGTTTCAGAGACAGACTAAGACAGATTACAAGAATGATAAACGAGTCAGTAAGTGTATCAATAACATTCAGCAAGGGATTCAAGAGAAGTTTCTCAGAGAGTGTTTCATTGCCTGAAAACAGAGTATTCCTTAGAGGATTGATTAGATCAATATCTGACACATTGTCATTGTCTGAAAACAGAGTTAGGCTTAGAGGAATATTGAAACTAATAACTGACACTGTAAGTTATGAAGAATCAGTTGACAGGTTAAGAGGAATTGGTAGAATAATAAACAACACAATTAACGTAAGCGTTTCAGAAAACAGACTAAGAGTATTAGGTAGAGTGTTGGATGAATCTATATCCATACAGCACTTCCGTGGAAGTCTTAGCTCACTTGTAAGAATGGTCAACGAAAGTATCTCTATTACCGAATCAAGGTTAAGAATAAGAAACATAATCAAGAAATTATCTGATACAGTAAACGTAAGTGAGATTGTATTACCAACAAGAGGAATATTTAGATCAATAACAAGCAGTGTAAGTGTAGGTGAAAACATACAGAGACTAAGAGGATTGGGTAGAATTGTCAATGAGACATTGAGTGTTGCAGAGAATTTCTATAAGAAATGGTCAATGTCATTCTCAGAGACTGTATCAATACCAATACAATTACAGCCAAGGTTTGAAGTTACTTGTAATAGTAATTGAATCAATATCAATACAGTCATTCAAGGGAACTGCAAGATCATTAATCAAGATATTCACAGAAAGTGTAAGTATTGCAGATTCATTTGCTAAGAAGTTACAGGATGGTGCTGTATATGTCACAAGAACATTGAGAATTCATGGTAGAAACAGAACCAGAAAAGTCAATGATAGGACTAAATCTCAGCGTGTAGATGACAAAGATAAGACTATTGAGACTAACGATAAGGATAAAAATGTCAAAACTTATAAACGTGGAAAGAATATAAAGGGTGAGTCATAATGAGTATGAATATGGTAGGAAGATCCACTGAATTTAGGGTAAAAGTAGGAAGTAAGCCAACACTACAGTTAACAATAACCGATGATGCTGGAACTGCTAAGAATTTATCAAATACAGTCACATATAACACTGGTAAATGGAAGGTATGGAAGCCTGATGGAACACTTGTTATCAATGGTAATATAACATATGCCACAAGAGCAAGCGGCATAGTAACATATACCTTAGTCACATCAGACACAGTAATAGCAAATGCTGGTAATTGGTCTGGTGAAATAGAATTATTAGACAGTTCTGGTGGAATATCTGAACAGACTAAGACATTTAATTTTGTAATAGAAGAAAGTTATTAAACTATAAATACTGGTTTATATGGTAATATTTATTGACTGATATAAAAATAGTTGCATCTGGTACTTGTGAAGAATGTGGTCATAACCAAGAATCACATGAAGGTAATAACATTTGTGACATAGAAGGATGCGACTGTACAAACATCGGAAGTTACTAGTAACTCTTATATAATATAGTTTCTATAATTATGTATGATAAAACTAGATGACATAAATCAAGACATATACTTTAAGTTTAGAAAAGCCCAAACAGAAGCAATGCATACAGAAAGACTTGGTACTATACATGTATCAGATATTATTAAACCGTGTATGCGTAACGTAATATACAAAAAAATAGGTAAAGATCAAGGCATGAGTACAGAAGATATGAAGTCTTTGTATTTTGGTCAATGTGTTCATAACAATTCAATGGTGGCAAAACCAGAACACCATGAAATGTTTTTGGCATATGACTATGTTAGAGATGAATCTTTGACATATGAAGAAGCAAAAAAAATACCAGATGATGATCCTAAACACTTGGATATTATCTATGGAAGTATAGACGACTTGATAAAAGTTGGTGACAAATGGGTAATATGTGACAAGAAAACAACTGGCTCAATAGACTATTTTTCTAAGTCAACAAGCAAGGCAAGTGAGTCTCACAAGGATCAAATTAACAGGTATAGAGTCTTGTTAAAAAAATGCTATGACATAGATGCTACTTTTGGATGTGTCATATACATTTCTAATAGAATAGAAAAAGACAAAAGGGATAAGCCTATTACAATTTCCTTTAAGTTGCAAGATATGGAAACTACTTTAATAGATATGATTGAAAAATCCAGAGTAATAAAATCCTCTTTATTGGAAAAAACATTACCAGAAAGAACAAAGTGTTTTCTTTGTGATGGCATGTGTCCGTATGCTTCAATGTGTTTTGGTGACGAAAGGAAACAATACGCATAATGACTGGCTGTAAAGGTATATGTGACAGATTTCCAAAAATTCACTATAAAAAAGTAAATTATAATGAAGGCTTGTACTGTTACTGTAAAAACTGTAACAAGGGATATGATTTTAAGAAGATAAAAAAATACAGATGCCCTTGTTGTAATGGAAAAGTAAGAACTAACAACAGAAGCAGAGGTAAAAAGGAGTGCTATCTAACACGGATATGAAGTTCATATCTCCTGAATGTCACACTCATAGACACTTTGACTGTCCTATAACAAGAAGTAATATTAAATGTCAGTGCATATGTCATAAAATAGTAGGTGAATGATATGCAAAAATGTTATAATTTTGTATGTTTAAATGAAGTAAAAGGAGGCAGGAAAGAAAAAGATCAGTTCTGTAAATCTTGTAGAATGTCTAGTAATCCATATGTATTCCTATGTGACATATGTGACACTACGTTTACACATAACGGAAGGGGTAGTAGCGGTGCTTCTGGTTCTATACCAACTTCATGCAGTATTAAATGCAAGGCTATTAAACACAGTTTGTTAGCTAAGGCTAGATATAGAAAAGCCAATCCTATAAAAACAAAGAAATGTCCTACATGTAAAAAACTTTTCAAAAAATCAGGATCAAAATACTGTTCTAAAGAATGTTATCCATGCTTTATTCCCAAATATAGAATGATAAAAAGAAAGTATAAAAAAATGGTTAAAACATTATCTGCTTCACCATATTTAAAATGAATATATTCTTTAACGCCAATAACAAGGCAACATTAGAGTCACTACAGTCATGCGGTGTAAAGAACGTATTGGTATCTCATAAATACTCACATAATTTAAAACAGTTTCATGATTGTTTTGAAAAAATATTTTTGATAGCAGGAGTCAATGGCGAGGAAGATAAATACCATGAGTTTTTGAAAGATAATAAAGAATTGTACACTCATGCGGCACAGTTTTTTGTTAACAATAATATGTGTGACACTATAAACATCTTTAAAAAAGAAAATAATATGGGATTGAATACAATACCAGTACTCCAGCAGGATTTTATCAAACATCTTAGCCAACTCAATCTTCCAAACGGTTCAAACGTATGTGTTGGTAAAATGAGTGGGAGGCTTGACATGGAAGAAGCCATAAGACGTTTGCCTGTAAGTATGAAATATCATGGTTTGGGAAAAGGTAAGTACATTAATAAAAAAACATTTGAAAGTATAGACACAAGTTTATGGATATCTGCGGCACTTGCAAAAAAATTCGATGTTTGGACTGGAAACTCATCCATGCAGATAAAAATCAACGTTAATAATATGAACGACCCCATACTGAAACATTACTGTAAAAAATACAAGGACAATATGGATATAATAGGTATTAAGTATGATGATGTGTTGGATAATCATTACTATACAATGCTTAAACTGCCAATAGCCTTGTATTACATGCCTTTATGTAAGTCATTGAACTCATATACAGATAACTTTATTAAGTGATAAAATTAAATGTTATATATTGGGAGATTTATTTAAAATTAAGCCTATAGATGGCAAAAACATAGTAGTAGAAGATAAAAGGAAGACTGTTTCACCTTTCAACAGTGCTAAACATTTTAAGGATGCAAACATACCAGCATACTGTAACCAGTGTATGTATAGAAGTGTAGAGTCTGGTGGAAATGGTAGGTGTCCTAAATATGAAAAAGATGCTGTATGCAGTGTCAGGGAAGATTTTATTAAAGTAATAAATCAAATAGATACCAGAAAACCAGAAGATGTTAAGTCCATGGTAGATATGATAGCCAAATTATCATTTGAAAACGTGTTAATGGCACTGACACAGGCTAAAATGGACGGTAACATACCTGACAGAAACACCAAGTCTGAGATAAATACATTCCTTAACATAGTTAAAACACTAACTGACCTATCTACAAAAATCATGGTTACTGAGACAAGATCAGTAGATGATAAAACTGGTGACATAACATCAATATTTAAACAGATAAAGGCACAGAAGAACGATGGGTAGACCTACAAATGAAGAGATTGAAGAAAGACAAAACTTTATGCAAGTAGTTGCAGAATGTGCTGACAATCCTAGTAAATTCAGTGAAGTATTCTTAGGTCATAAACTGTTTGACTATAATATTAAATACGTTAATTGTAAAGACAGATTCATAGTATACAGATCTGGAAGACAGGTGGGTAAAACAATGTCAACTGCTGTCAAGGCTATACACTTTGCTTTTTTTGCACCTTTGATGCTGGAGACTGTTAACAAAGAATGTACAATAGTAATTGCCGCACCTACTCAAAACCAATCAGGTATCATGTTTGACAGGATCAGAAGTTTGATTATGGGTAATGACTTTCTTAAGAACTACGTTGTAAGAAACACGCAGACTGAAATGACAGTTTCATTTTTAGATAATTCAGGTGTATCAAAAATTGTAACAAGGGCTACTGGTGAAAAAGGTACAGGACTCAGAGGTTATTCGCCTCACTGTATTATTGCTGACGAATGCAGTTTTATTAAGACAGATATTCTAAGGGCATTCCTTCCTTCTGGTATGGCTACACATGCTAGGGTATGGCTTACATCAACGCCATTTTCCAAGTCAGGTTATTTTTATGAAGCGAGTATGAATAGTAAACCTAGAAATCCAGAAGGTCTATGGACTGAGTTTCATGTAAAGTCAACTGACAACCCACTGATTCAGGAAGACCCTACTTTTGTAGAAGAAATGAAGAAACTTACCAGAGAGGAATATGTTCAAGAGGTAGAGGGTGAGTTCCTAGACATAGGTGATCAACTAATTCCATATTCATTGTTAATGGAGTCTGTGAATGACAAACAGCCTAGAGGAAGATTGAAACATTATATGGGGGTGGATGTTGCAAGAAGTGGTAGAGATGAGACTGTATTTACAGTAGTGTCTGTAGATGAGGATGAAAGTGTTTTTGTAGAGGATGTTTTTGCAGAGACTCAATCAAATGTTGTTCAGGTATGTGGTAGGATAGGTGATATGGTAAGAGATTACAGGTTAGAGACTGTATTCATAGATGAGACTGGATTAGGTGGAGGTCTTATAGACTTGGCAAGAGAGCAGGATATACCAGCTAGAGGTGTAGTGTTTTCTTTGCAAGAGAAAGGTTCTATGTACAAAAATCTAAGACTTTTGTTTGAAAATCATAAAATAACATTAAAAAACGTTGATAAACTGATATATCAGTTGTCATATTTAAAAAGAGATTACACTGAAAATGGTCAGATGAAGATTAAATCAGACGAACATGATGACTATCCAGACAGTTTGGTTCTTGCCTGTAGAGCATTAACTGCTGGTAACAACTGGTATGTACTGGATGTTGGTAAAAACTTAAGAAAATCACTGTTTGGATGACAGAATACTTTATATATTATCCCATTTATACTTAATTATGACCAATGATCTACCAGATCCTATAGAAGAAGTCACTGATGACGAATTGGAAGAGGTTAAAAAGAAACCAAGAGTTCAAATCTGCTGGTACACAGGAAGAAGTTGTTCAAATCATGGCTAGAAAAAATGCAAGGTGCAGGAGATGCAAGAATGGGTAATCAACATGAGACTGGAATGGAACAAGATTGGATGAAACCTGTAGATAGTGAAATTTATATAGATGAAAAGGGAAAAAAGGGTGATAGACATGAATAAAATCACTAACACCAGAGTTGGCGATAAGATAAACTTTTTTGTAAATGGTGTAGAAGACAGTGGTATTGTAGTCAAAATGAACAATGCATATGTTACAGTTTTTAAATCAGGTGAATATAAAGATATACAATTAAACGAGACATTTTTTGTCAAAGATATAGTCGTAAACAAGACTTGGGATGCTATGGATGACAATGAAAAATTGGAGGAATTGTCTAAAGCACATGTTCCAAGTCCAAGATATGTAACTAAATCATGGGATCAACTACCAAAAGATCTTCAAGTATTGTTGACTAAGAACAACTCAAGCAATGTATCTGCAAAAGAAGGTAAGGATGACGATGAAAACGTAACACATAGAATATTTGATAAAGCATCAAGTGGAGATAATAATACATTAACTGAAAGTGGAGGAGAAGGTGCATCATCAAATTCGATGGTAACTGATCCTAAAAAAAGAAGTGGAGGTTTTAAACTTAATACTCCTATAGGAACAGAAGGTATGGCTGGAGAAAAAGGTGATAAAGGATTTGGTCAAATGCAAATGACAAGACAACATGGTATTCAACCAAGAGAGCCATCTACAGAAGAACAGAAAGGTGGTAAAAGAGGTGGTAAACATGTTCCAAAAGAAAACAAACAAGCATTAGAAAGTAGTGAAGTTAAACTATTTAGTGGTTATGATGATAAAGGTGAATCAAAAGGATATAATGATAAAGCATGGGTATCATGGTTAGCAGATAGAAAAGATGATGTTATGAAAGATTCATTATTAAAAATAGAAGATGAACATGATAAAAATACAAAAGTTGAAGTATTAGATGAGTGGAAAAATGATGATAACGATAGTGGTGAGGATAAAAAGAAACCAAGTAAATTAGAAAAAGCAATAGAAAAATTAAACCAATTAAAATCAAATGTTGAAGAAAGTGTTCATGGAAACGCTGGAAGAGAACCAAACTCAGGAGTTAGTACAAGTACAGGTTTTGATGCACCAAAAGACTATGAAGGTGCTTCACATACAGGTGTAAGAGCAGACCAATTCAAATATGATGACAAAAAACCATCAATTAAAAAAGAACATCTGGAACTTGGAGATACAAAACCATCAGATACTCACGATGGAGGTAACAAATATGACACTAAAACACAGCCAAAAACTATAAATGGAAGAGCCGCAGATCAAGAGAAGGATAAGAAGATATGACCGTAGGAACACCTGATTATAATTTGGACACTTTTGGAATAAAATACGTTAAGAAAGATAAACCTGTAGATCAATGGACTAAAGGAAATACAAAACCAACTGGTTCAACACCAAGTACAACAAAATTACCAACATCAGGTGCAGATGCACCTAAAGATAAATTGGACTTAGCTGCAAGCAGTACAACAAGTAATTTAACTAATCCTAGTGAACATCAACAAGGTAAAGTAACTACATATGGAGAAGGTTCAACAGGAACACAGGGAGATAAACCAAATACAGGTGATAGAGCAATTACAGATGGTATTGGTGGAACTAAGAAAAATCCAAATTCTGATAAACAAGGAAATAAAGTAAATTTCAAAAAACCAGAAGGTCAAGCATTACCAAAGAATGCATCATTAAACTTGGCAATTATTAAATGTAAATTACTTAAATTAAAAGCTCATAATTTTAGTCCAGATGATAAACAAAGTGATTTTCAAGAAAGCAAAGCTGATTCATCAGACCTTTTAAGAGTTGACACACCTAGAAGAACATCTACAGGAGAAATTTCTTCTGATCAATCAGGGGATAAACAACAAGAGGTAGGAAGAGCAGATACTCAAGAAAATAGAAAAACAAAAACAACTGGTGATAAAATTCCTCATGAAAAACTAGGTGACTTACCACAAGGTAAAGACGATAAAAAAGTAGGAGGAACTGAAATTGAAGACAAAGACGGTAAATCAAGAAAACTAGAAAGCCCAGCAGATAGATACAAATCAGAAGTCAGAGAAATGGCAATAGATGCAATAGACATGGCTATGAAGACAATAGCAGTATATCAAGATGCAAAAGAAAAAGCAATTCAGGAAGAATTAATTAAAGAAGCCTATGAGGCACAATTAAAAGCAGATGGCGGTATAACAACATCAGACGGTGTTAATGCTGTATACTCTGATGTTCATCAGAAAAAAATAAACAAAGAAGAATAGTAAGCCTTATATATCATAAACATATCATATAAAACATTGAGAAAAGATGATACTCATTTCTGTATAGAATGTGGAACTACATTACCTTGGCGTTATAAAGGAAGACAGAGGATATACTGTAGTCCAGCATGTAGAAAACTCTATACAGAAAAAGTAAAAGAAACTAAAAATCTTAAATAATAGTTAATTATAACAATTACGGTGATTAAACTCTACATAGATGGAGGTACTAGACATAATAACATATGTTTGGTCGATGGTTCAAAAACCATAGTAAAAACTCGTAATGGTATTGATGGTGATCCTACAAATAATGAACTTGAGTATCTTGCATTGTTGTATGCATTAAGATATATTCAAAATAATTACAAGTTAAGATCTATTACAATTCACAGTGATTCTATGCTTGTTGTAAATCAAATCAATGGTAAATGGAGAGTTACAACAGAAAAACTATATCCTTTATGGGAAAAGTGTATGAAATTAATGACTGATAAAATAAAAATAAAATGGATTTCCAGAGATTTTAATCTTGCTGGACATGTTCTTGAGAAGTAACTCTGCTTGGATATGTTGGTCTGTTTTCACTTGATTCGTGATGTTCGTTGTAAAATGTTAATATTTTGTGAAATAAGACAGCATCAGACTCATACAAATCACCAGTTTTTGTTTTTTTAACAAATTTTGCAAATTGTCTAAATTTTTCTTTATCTTCCCATGTGATAGATATGGTAGTGTGAGAATTACCTATTTTTCTTCTAGCCATGTTATATAAGGTATAGATTCGTGTTATATAAGGTTTGATATCAAATCTTTTTATAGTTTAAAATTACAATTTAAATATGAAGGTTGTAGCAGGATTTTTTATAATTTTGTTATTAACAGTAAATTTACCATTAATTCACAGTGAAGGAGGTTATATGTATGACTCATTAAGATTAAGACATGCAGATAATCCTGATATCTGTTTGTTTGAAGTAGACCCATCTTTATACAGTAATTGGGATGAATTGAAAAATTTAACATTGATTGGTATAGCAGAATGGATAGTAAAACTACAATATGCTTATCCTGACGGTGATTGGAATTTAACTGTAAGGGAAATATCTTGGGAAGATCATGCTATTAAATCTGTACATGATTATGGTGATTGTGACATAATGTTCAATTATGAGAAAACATCAAATGATATGGCATTAGGTTACACAAGTTTGAATTTTAATCAGTCTTGGCATAAATTTATGTTTATTAATATATTTTTAGAGAGTCAAAAAAGTGTCACTAAAATTGTAATAGGAGGAGATAACAGCACTGTAATATCAAGAGACTCTGCTAGTTATCCTTTACCACCAAACACTATAAAAAACATAGTAGTTCATGAACTAGGTCATGGTTTTGGTTTAGGTCATTTTCAAAGTGGTTATGATTCTAATGGTTATACAAAATCAGTTATGGTTGAATCAATAAATCCGTTTGATGAACATCAAAATCTATCTGTAACATATTTAGATTTAATAATGTTGGCTAAAATATATGGTGAGAATGGATGGGGTTCGCCACAACCTGTGTATCATATAGACGGATGCCATATACTAAGCACGTTTTTATTTAGTTGCTTCTAAATATAATACACATGTAAGCATTCCTACTCATAAAATCACTAGGTTTTCCATTGTATAAAAATCTGATTCTGCCTTTGATGGCATGATATTCAGCATTACCTTCAATATATTCATGCCAGTATTTACTACTGCATGTGTTTGCTGGTATAATCATCATAATATTGATATTGTTTTCTTTCCATTGTTCATATGCTTTTTTTACAAAGTCACCAGTTATAGAATGCGGAGGGTTTACCCATGCATCCACAGACCAGTCACATTTTAATCCATTACTGTTAACTCCAAAAAAATCTCTACACTTTTTATTATCTACATTCGCACATACATCTATAGATGGAATTATTTTATATTTATTACAGAGTAGTTTAAAAACTTCATCAGGAGTTTCATACTCATCACTTAATGATTTTTTACTTCTAGGCTTTTCATGTAAATCCATTACTAGAAACTCTTATATGCTAGTAATTAATAAGGGTTCTTATGGGAACTAAAATTACTGCAAAATTTGAAGGATCTTGTAAAAACTGTGGAAGTGATTGGAAAGTTGGAAATGAAATTTTTTATCAGAAGACTCCAAAAGCAATTTGTATAGAAAAAGACTGTTTTCTTAATCAAGGAGGAACTGTAAATGATTCTTTTGGCAAAAAAGCATTTGGAAATCCAGCAAACATAATAATTACAAACATACCAGAAGTAAATGTTTCAGAAGATACTATAAAGATAGGTAAGTTATGGCAACAATATTTTAAGGAAGCACATGAGTTAACTAAAATGGTATATTCAAAAGAAGATGTAAACAGTGACAGATTTGGAATGATTAGACAGACAGTTTTAAATCAACTTGTGCATCTTGCTGGTGTAGTAGTGGCAAAACAAAACAGTTTAGATTAACTAGTAAGCCTTATATATCAGATAATTATTAGTAGATTAATGAATGTTTCAGACGTACTGGATATATCCAGTTCACAGGGAAATGATTCTACTCCACTACAAGTGGGGGAGAAAATAGTCATTCAAGGCTTTGAAGTCAAACATGTTGAAAGTTTAGGTGCAGATGTAGCAGAGATTAAAACTACAGATGGCTTAAGACACTCATTTGGAAAGACAGTAGTTGGTCAAGCAAAATCCGATTACTGGAATGAAGTTGTTGAAAAATGTGTTGATAAAGATGCCTCTGATGGACTAGACTGTTATGTTGTTGAACGTATTTCGGATAAGACTGATAGACCTATGATTTGTTTATCAATGTTTCCAAAATCACAAAAAAAGCAACAATAACTTCCTTTTTTTTACTAGAAATGTATAAATAGTTGTATTAATTAATTAACTTGTGAGAATAGATTTTACTACAGATGTATTAGATGAAAAACTGTATCAAAAACTAATTTTAAAATATATTTATGATCATTATTACTATAAAGACTATGAAAGAATAATAAAACAAGATAAGTGGAAAATAAGTATTAGAAAAACAAGTGACTATGACCATCAATTTTATTCATCAGATCCAAGAGCCCAAGATTTAGATTTTAGTATACCTCACGGTGTTACTGGTTTGGGTGAAATAACATGTTATGTTACAGATAGTAAGAATAATCTAATCACAATGCAAAACATGACTGTAATATGCCATGAATTAGCACATATGATACTTATGATATACTATCCTGATAAAATAGTTAAAATGAGAAATAACGATTTTCATGGTAAAGCAGGCGATTCACGCAAGTTTTTTAGCTCTGAGGTACATGATAGGGTTACAGAAGGTAGGGTAAAACAGTTCAAATACAAACTAACTAGATGGAAAACATTTAATTTTATAGGTGTAGACATAGAAGATGTTACAAACTCAAGGTCTGTGAAAAAAATATGAAATGGGAAAAACTACCAAACGGTAAATGGAAACCGTTAAAAGAATTTAAACAGAGTAGTACTGGAAAATATAATCCAGAAGATCCTGTTTATAAAGCAATGGCTAAAAGAAAAATGGCTAAGGTAATACTTGACTGTGATAGGTGTGGTAAATCAACATTGCTAGAGCCATGTATACATCACTTACCAGATGGTTATAAAAATGATATTAAAAGAAAGCAATATAAAAAAATGCAGACAGAATCACATTCAATAGACGAAAATAAAATAACTAGCAACTCTTAAATATATGTATGATGTGATTTAATTATGGTATTTGCAAAAAAATGGAATATAGAACTTGAAAAGAAAGATGATATTGTTCACTTAGAACCGTTATCTGACATTCATATAGGACACGCTGGTTTTGATGAGGAACTTTATAAAAAACGAATCAAAGCAATAGCAAAAGATAAACACAGGTATACATTATTTTTAGGAGATCAATTAGATGCTATAACAACCTATGATAAAAGATATAATCCTGACACATCAATAGAACATGACGTTGATAATCAGAGAAAAATATGGCAAAAACTATCACAGCCATTAATAGATGTTCATAAGGAATCAAATAGTGAAAAAATTGGCGGTCTTCTGCATGGCAACCACGAATATAACATCAGAGAAATAACAAGATCTTACATTGAAAATCAATTTTGTGAGCCTAATAATATAGAATTCCTTGGCAGTAGAGCATTAATAGGATTGGAAATTACTCATAAAAAGAAAGTATTAGGACAGTGGACTATGCTAGCAATACACGGTTCAGGTGGGGGTAAACCTGAAAGAATGTTTGATCAAATGAAAAAGAATGTGTATGCAGACATATTTCTATGTGGACATTTGCATCAGAAAAGATATACACCAGAGCTAGTAAGTGATTTTGACTTTGAAACTGGTCAAAGATGGGAAAGAGATATTCACCTTATTAATGCTGGTACTTTTTGTCGTACATTAGTAGATAATACTGATGGATATATGGATAGAAAAAATGAAGTAGTGTATGGTCAAACTGGCACTGCAACTTTATCAATAGATGCATATCAAGGGAAAGTGGTAGGACATATCTAGAGTAGTAAGAAAGAACAAACGTCTGTTAGATACTCCTGTTCCAGCACCTAACACTCCAAAAATAACTAATTTTGATAGAGTATTAGATACTATTAAAGAATCAGATGGGTTACTAACATTTACAGAAATAGCTAATAATGCTAAAATTAGAAGCACTGGTAATCTAAGTAACATACTAAGAATACTAATGCAGGATAAAGTTATACAGAGAACAGATGGTTTATACAAGCTCATATAACTAGCAATTCTTAAATACCCCATAACCATAGAACACTCTATGTTCATTGAAATTTCATGGAAAAACAAAAAAGGTGAGATTCTTAAATCATATGTAGACTCAAGTAAAATCCAAGGATTCATTAATTCCTTTGTTGAAAGAGATGTTCAACCATCATTAGTAATGCCTGATGATGTAACAACCGATGTTATGTTAGTAAACAACTAGTAATACTTATATAATATAGATGAATAAAGAATATAGCACAAGAAAACGAAAGGGAGGTAACATCGTGCTGTGTTACGCATGCTCCTGAGTAGGCAAAATCAAACGTAGGTGAAAAAGTGTAGATACGCTATCACCTACATATTTTTCTTTACAAAATAAACTTAACTAACTTAATAACTAAGTCACCAATACTAACTTAGTTAATAACTTAACTAACTTATTTTTTCTAAGAACAGCATGTTAGCTAACAGTTGATCAAGTTACTAGCAAGTTTTAAATAACATACTAATAATATCAATATATGCAATTTAATAGAAACACAGTAACACTGTCAGTAGGTCAGTATGCTTCTCCTATTTTTGAATCGCTAAATAGAATGAAACCAGAACATATGAGTTTCAGTTTGTTTTTAGCAGTAGTAGCAGATGACTATGTTAAGAAACACAGAACATCAGCAAGAATAACAGACTTTGATCACATTGATGTAACAGCAGAACTACCATTGTTCTATGCTAACATTCTAAAGTGGGAAAAACATCTTAACAGTTTGAAACCAGATGGGTTTAAAAAACTACAGAAAAGATTTTCACAGTTGAACAATCTGATCAATAAAGAAACGGAGAAAAGGTTATGACAACATATACAGACTCCGCAGTACAAGACAAAATATACGAAGTATTGAATCACAGATACTGGAATGACAAACTTTCAAGTATCAGACCTACAGACACTGTAACTGTAGACATATCAAGTGATGATTTTATAGATTTGTATTTGTCTAGACAGGGTGACTTTATACCATTATTTAGACATGCTGTGTTAAGAATATTGTCACAGAGATTAGTGGGTATAGATGTTAATACTGCATTCAGTCAGTTAAAAATCAAATTAACTTCAACAGAGGACATGCCTATGAGAGAAATTAACTCTAAAAAAGAGGGTGAAACAATATGTTTTGAAGCAACTGTTATAGCAACAGATGCACCTAAAACATACATAAAATCAGCAGACGTTGAATGTCCTAAATGTTTTGCAACTGAGAGGGTAAGTTGTACATTTGATAGAACAATGCCTGTATTACAATGCATGAATTCTGGTTGTAGTAGAGCCAAAATGGAGATAGTAAAAAGAAATCTTACAACAGATGATATTCAGACTATATTGTTACAACAGCCATTGGAGTCAGCAGACAATAATTCACCTATATTATTCTATGGTAAATTAGTAGGTGACAATGTAGGCACTTCGTTTATTGGTCAAAGAAAGAAAATAATAGGTATATTCAGGTCAATGATTAAACCAAAGGATGATGAACATGAAGTAATGATTGATATATTGTCAATATCAGACTTGGATGATAACAGGGATATTTTACCTAGTAAGGAGGCTAAAGAGCAATTACTTAAAGAATCAAAAGACGAAGACTTCATAAAGAAATTGGTTCACAGTTATGCACCTGACATTTATGGGTATGATAACATAAAATTATCATGTCTACTACAGCTTGTTGGTGGTGTTAAGACCAAAAAGAGGGGGGATATCAACATACTTTTAGTGGGAGATCCAAGTATGGCTAAGTCTGAACTCTTAAAATATGGTAAAAGTATAACACAAAAATCAGTGTATACAAGTGGTAGAGGTTCAACAAGTGCTGGTCTTACAATAGGTATGGTAAAACTATCTGATGGTAGAATGGTTGCACAAGCTGGTGTATTACCTTTATGTTCTGGTGGATATGCATTCATAGATGAGTTTGATAAGATGGGTAAAGATGACAGAAGTTCTATGCACGAAGCCATGGAACAACAAACAGTATCTATAGCTAAGGCTGGTATATCATTGACTTTGGAAGCAAAGACTAGTATAATGGCGGCAGCTAACCCAAAATTTGGTAATTATGATCCTGACTTATCATTGATGGATAACATAAACATACCAAGCCCACTGTTATCTAGATTTGATCTTATCTGGTTGATTCGTGATGGTGTTAATGTGACAGAGGATATTATGAAAGCTAATCACATACTTGACGGTTTTGATGAAACTGAAAGTAATAATGATTGTAGATTTAACAACCTTGAACTATCTGCATTTATTAATGAAGCAAAAAAATACACTCCAAAAATCACTAAAGAAGTCAGGGATGAAATAGTAAAGATATATGAGAAACTTAGACAGTCTTCAAACAGTGAATTAAACATAGGTATTAGACAACTTGAAGCACTGATAAGACTATCAATGGCACATGCTAAACTAAGATTCAAACAAAATGTTGAGTTAGAAGATATTAATGCAGTAAAAAATCTACTAGTTGATATGTTTAACAACTTTGGAATTGATTTAGTCAAATCACAGGGTACACAGTCTACATTAATTGGTAGCACTGGTAAAATGTCCAAACAACAATTACACATACATATATGGGAACAGTGTGCAGATAAAAACGGATGTGTAAAAATTAATGAGTTCTTCAAGAAACTTGATGCAGAAGGTATCAATGATTTGGAAAGACAGAAAATATTTGGAATGTGGGAGAAAACAAACCAGATAAAGGTGATGGCAGATGGTACTTGGAAAAGAACATAAAAGTAATATAGCAGAAGACCTTGAAGAAGGTATGTCTGAAACTATTACAGAAGAAATAACTGAAACCGTTGACCTGTCAGTAAATCAATTAGATGGAGTTGGTGGTGTTACAACTAAAAAATTAGAAACTTTTGGTGTAACATCATTAATAGACATATGTATTAGAGGTGGTAGAGAAATATCAGAAATTACTGGTGTAACCAAAGCTAAAGCAGACGGATGGGTATTTAATGCACAGAAAATATTAGAAGACAACAACATGATCAGAAAATCAGATTTGGATGTTATTGACTTGATGGAATACCAAGAAAACTTGGAATCAGTTCCAACTAAATGTAATGCAATAGATGATTTGTTTGGTGGAGGAATAAAACCAGAATGTGTTTATGAAGTGTATGGTGAGTTTGGTTCAGGTAAAACACAGTTCTGTAATACATTAACAGTTGAAACAATTAATAATTCAGAAAATGTAGTTTGGGTAGATTGTGAGGACACATTTAGACCAAGAAGAATAATTGAAATATTAAAAACAAGAGAATATGCTGACTCTAAAGAAGAATTAGAAGATGCATTAAGACGTATAAGTTACTTTTATACACCAAATACAGAACAATTACTAGGAACTATCAATGCTTTGTCTAAAACAATGGAGGCAAAGAAAGCAAAATTAGTGATAATAGACGGTGCTATAGGTCAATTTAGAGAAGAATACCTAGGTAGAGGAACTTTAGCAGACAGACAAAATCACATTGCTAGACTTATGACACATATTAAAAATATATCATATTATTTCAAATGTACTGTTATATTTACAAATCAAGTTCAAACTGATCCATCTATTATGTTTGGTGATCCAGTCAAACCAATAGGAGGAAATGTTGTAGGTCATGCCGCAACATACAGAGTATACTTTAAGAAATCAGGCAAGAAAAGAATTGCAAGAATGGTAGATTCACCAGAACATCCACAAGCAGATGCTGAGTACAGATTGACAGCAAAAGGTGTGGAGGATATAGAAGAATGAATATTACACTCATGTGGCTAGAATATGAATATAGGGGTTATTCAAATACGTCCTACCCTAAAACATACAGAGGTTCAATACGTTTGCCTGCATTGATGCCACATGGTTTTACTATTTAGGGGGGTAATCAATATAAATCCTAGAGAAAGAATGCGTTTCTCAAACAGAAAAGCAGTTATGTGGTTATTAAAAAATGGTTATGATGAGATTTGGTTAAAGGCACATGGTAGAAGACAGGACTTGGTGTATAATAGAGGTGAATGGTATAGAGCATTAGATCTATGGAATCTGTTTGATGGAATATGTTTTGATGAAAAAGGTAATATAGTTCTACTACAGATAAAAACTAATGCTTGGGCTACTGAAAAACCGTTTAGAGATTTTTTATCAGATAAAAAAAATCTTAGGATCTTATCCATAAATGTACGAGGTAAACTTAAAACATGGGAAGTTTTAACTAGATATTATGACTGAAATAATTGGAAACGGTGAAGTTGTGGCTTTATCATTACTAAAAAAAGAATATGGTGATTCAATAGAATACAGCATACAAGTGCCATTCAAAGACTTAATGTCTTATGAATTTAAAGATGGATTATCAGATAGGCAGATGAAAGAAAGTGTGGATATAGTATTATATACACTGTTTGATACCGTATGTATTAGGGTACAGGGAAAAGACCATAAAGGCGTGTTAAAAAGCAGTAGAGATACTGTACAAAAACAGATGCTAGAATGGTCAAACTGTAAGGTAGTTGATCTTTGGTGGTATGACTGTCCTACATTATTCAAGAATATAGAAAATGATGAGAGTAAAAGAGAAGTAATGGAAGCAATAAATTGGGTCTTTATATAGTATTTAAACCACGCTTAATCTACATATGAATCTTTAATAATGAAAAACCATTATCGCTATTATGGACACAAATGTCACAGTAGATATGCGTACGCATGGCGATGATAGAGGCACATACTATGCTGAAACTCGTAGATGTGTAATAAATCTTAATCAACATGAAAGTTTAGACGATATATTACAAACAATTCAACATGAAATACTACATTTCTGCTTCGATAACCTAGGTGAAACAATGACGATGGATGAAGATCAAGAAGAAAGACTAATATTTTGTATACAATGGGCTAATGAATCGCTTTAAATCCATGAACTGTTCTAATTCTTCCTTTATTTCTAACAAGACCATTACAACAAGAACATCTCATTCTACCATTTATTTTTGATTCTTTAACTACATTAGACTTGCTTATGAATTTGGCACAGCCTTGACAATAGTAGTTAATACCTAACTCTTTTTTAAATCTAGAACATACACCATTACACATTATTTCTCAGTTAGTTTATCATTTACTAGTTTATAACATTTATTACATAAATCCAAAGACTCATAATCCAAAGTTTTCTCTAATAAAAGACAAATATTACACAGTTTATCTGTATTCGTCATCTTTATCCTCATCTTTATCATATGTAATTCTTGCAGTGAACTCTTCATAAACACTTGTTCCATTCATAGCTTCTTCTTCAACTTCCTTGTATATACTTTTTATGTCAGATTCTGTTAAACTTCTGCATCTGTTTTTCCATATTGCATATAACATTTCGTCAACATCAATATCAATTTCATTTTTTACAGTGTCCATTGTCATTAAAACAGAGAGATGATAGAGAAACCTCTCTCTTTCTGATAAACTCATTCTGGATTAGCCAATGCATATTCATGCATAGCCAACTGTCTTTTTAATTCAGAGTCATCCATATTAGTAAAATACTCTTCCTTATCTCTATGTATCGGAATCCATATTTCATTTTGAATCTCTTTGATTCTTTTAATAGTTTTTGATCTACTGAATACCACTTCTTGTACCGTTTCTTGATCGGTTAACTCACTTATAAGTTCTTTGATTTCTTGTCTACTGTATATGCTTTTTTGATTTTCTTTTACCATTGAGAAACTAGTAAAAATAACTATTTAAGTGTGTCTAGTACAGCATTTTTGAACTTATTTACAATTAATCTAGAGCCATCATCCATATTATTTACAGTAACTACTCTACCATCACCAAAAACTGATCTTAAGTGATTTATACCATCAGATCTCATACCTACAGCCAAAACAACAATCTCATTTGATATTCTTCTAGACTTTAACATTGCTTTTTTGTTCATTGAAAGTAATGTTTTATCAGATATGTTGTAACCCCAATTCTGATATTGAGGGATTCCATCAGTTATTAAGATAATTATTTTCCTTCTACCTTTCATACTCTTCAATGTTCTGGATGCATAATCCAATGCCAAATGAGTAGGTGTTAGACAGAAACCTTGACTGTTTCTCTCTGTAACATACTTACAGTCTTCTATTTTTTCAATATTTGTAATACCTACATCTCCATGAGTGTTACTAGACCATACATTTGCCTTTAGATTTATCATTGGATAATCTTTTACAGAATCAAACAAAGTAGCAACTAGATTTCTGGTTTGTTCCATCTTATTATTCTGTTTCATAGATTGAGATCCATCTATTGACAATACTACTGATAAGCCATAATCTATTTTCGTATCAACAAAACAATTATTTATATCATAACCTCTGATTTTATTTTCAATAAATGACTCCATGTCTATTTCCTCACCTTCATAACCTATTGTATCTTTAGGCATTTCTGATATTTTTCTAAATACATTTTTAAGATTATGTGACAAATGTGAATCTACATCATACTCACAAGCATGTCTTTGAGCTGGTTTCATATATGATGGTTTAAGTGGATCATCTTTACCCTCTAATGTACTCAAAGATCCTTTTAACTCATTAATATCTTCCGTACCATCATTTTTTGATGTTTCTAATTCATCATCATATTCTTCATCGGATTCAATACTGTCAATAATCTCTAAAATATTATTTGTTTTTATTTGATCAGGATCTGTTGACATTGTCTCTGTATCACTTCCGTCATAAGGTTCGTGATAATGTGCATCTGGAAAATGTTGAAGATCTGTTTTATTTTCTTCATCTATATTGGTTTTCAACCATTCATCAAGAATAGGTTTTAATTTTTTTAATACTATTAATGCACCTAACCTACCAGTATTCTCAACATCATCCAACGCTTTTTTATAAACATCAAAATTATCATGTTTTTTAGCCAAGTCTTCTCTGAAAAATCTTATGTTTAATATTATATTTACAGGGTTAGTGTTACATTCTTTATGTAATTTACCTCTGTTTTTTTTAGCTTTGGTAAATCTTTTTTTGTTTGCTAACCACAACCTTCTCATTAACGATTCAATTCTTTGATCTTCCAATACATTCATCATATTCCAATAAGTATCTCTTACCAAGTCTTTTTGTGAAATATTATTTCTATCTATTCTATTAACCAATTCAAACTCACAACACCATTCATCTACAAGTAATTTTGCTTCCGCTAGAGGACTTTGCATTATAATATGTCCTATTTCATGGTTAAATGCAGTAAATTTTTCAATACCTTTAACTGCTGGAGTTGCAACATTTAATCTAAACTTTGTATCATCATCATTGTCTGAAATCACTTTGTTATCGTCATCCCAATACATAACTTCTATTGTACAATTTCTCATATGTTCAGCAATATCACAAGTTTTTCTAAAAAACTCTTTATCAGTTAACAGATCTCTATTTCTAGCCATTTCTAACTTCCTTTTGTTTTACTGTGTTATAAGTGTCTCTAGTCTTACCAGCATAGAATTTATTTTTAGGACTTTTATAAAGTCCTGCTTTTGTCAATGTCATCATTACTATATTTTTAGGATATGCGTTTGGATGTTTAATAACACAACATGTTATGCACATGCCATATACATTCCAGCATTTTTTATTAACAGTTCTTTTGAATGATTTTAAACATACTTTACATCTCATAAGTCTAATTCCTCCCCACAATTATCACATGTAAACACTCTTACCTCATCCTCACCATTAAATACATAATCCATATGAACTCTTCCTTGATGAGAACAATGGAAATTTTCATTGTCAGTCATTTAATCGTGCATCCCTCCAAGCATCATAATCATCATCTTCATTTTCTATATGACCCTCTTCATTACATACTTGGCATCCTTCAATACTTTCATCTTCACCTCTACCATAGTCACAGTATCGTTCACCGTCACATTCAGGGCATACATCCTTACATCCACATTGACAAGGTATGTCAGCAGTATCATATAATTTTTCAAGATCTTTATTTATTTTTAAAAACCAGCAATGCATACATAAATCAGGATCTGGTGATGGTTTTTCATCAAAGTTATGAACATTTTTACAAGAAAAAGGAGGTGAGGTCATTTGAAAGTCACTCCAAATGTTTCCTGCACCCTAGCTTTAATTAGTTCACGTTCGTTAGGATCTGTATACTTTATCATAATGGTTTCATGTATTGTTTCCATTAAGACATTAGTAATGATATTTGGATCATCATCATCATAGTCTGCTATCAAATCTCTATAAACATCTACAAACTGCAAGATATCTCTAGTTGATAACACATACTCAACATCACCTTTAGTTCTTAAACCATAGGTGTCTTGTGCCAATGTTAAGAGTGGTTCTTTCACATCAAATTCTGGTATATCAGTCCAGTCAATAATTCTAGACATTTGTTCAGAACTAGGATAATCCCAAACTCTACCGATAAATCTGGATCGTAAATCCTCTGTAAGATTATTTACACCAGCATATTCAACAGGGTTTGTAGTTGCAATGATTGACATTTTACAGTCTGGATTCAATTTGTATGTTCTACCACCAGCATTACAACTGTTTCTTTTGTCAAGTGGTCTGTTTAACCATTTTTGTATGTCATGATTTAATGCACCAATTTCATCTATATACAACACGATATGTTTAAAGTGATTACTTGCTTCAAATGCAGTAGGTATGATACCTCTTTCAAAGTAAGATCCTTGGTTATCTACTTGTAATCTTCCTTCAAGTCTTGCATTATTTGTACCAGCACTGCAATTCACTTCAACTAAACCATACCCTTTATCTCTACATATGGAATGCACTAAGGATGTTTTACCTATACCTTTTGCACCATATATCAAGTATGGTTTATTGGCTCGTTCTATTACGTTTTCTAATCGTTTACGTTCACCATGTAGATCTATGTAATCACCCATATCTTCAATATTTTCTGGTGAATAAATATCAAAATTTATTTTATTTACACGATCAATGGCTTCGTTTGTATCAGTCTTCATTACAGTAATATTATTTTACTATTATTTAAATCGTTATAGTACATATTCTACTAGACAGACTTTAATACTACAAATAAAATATTATTTCATGGAAAAAGATAATATTTCACGATTCATCGAATTGATCCAAGCTGAGGTTAATGATGATATCAAGATGCATGTGTTAGATACCAATAGTAGAGACCTAATGGATCATCTACAACCACCAGTAGTAAACTATGTTGTGGCAATGGTATTAGATAATCTATGTAAGAAAGCATTACTAGGTGACGATTATTTATCATCTCAAATGGAGGATGTAAAATGAGAGTTTGGGATAAAATAAAACCTGATAGACTATGTAAAAAACATCTATTAGCAGAGCATAGAGAAACACTATGTATATGGAGTGTAATTACAAATAACAAAAAAGGTTATTCAAAACATCCTGAAACTGTTAGATTTAGAGATAATCTTAACTCATTAGTATACAGACATAATTTAATATTTGATGAGGCATCTAGACGAGGATATAATTTTAAATTATTACCTAATCAAGAAGAATATACACCTAATTCAGATATGCCTAATTCATGGGATAATCAAGAAAAATCATTAAGTTGTAAAGAATGTGAATGTATAAAATTGGAGGATTTGATATGATAAAATGCTCACTATGTAATCAGAGTTTTGATGAGACAGATCCTTTGATTAAAACTATGAAGGAAAGACATGAGTTAGGGATGCATTCTAAAAACAGAGTGATATATTCTGAACGTGATGGTTCAGCATCAAAACCTATGGGTAATCATAACTATGGAATAGTTGAATGGATAACAGTTATAGATGTACAAAGTACGTCATTAACAGAAAAAACAGGAGGTGAATAAGAAAAGAATGATGAGAACAATAACAGGATTGACAGCAATAATTCTATTTAGCCTGATAGCAGTAATAGGATTCGCTTACGCAGATGCACCAAAGACAGTTGAAGTCAGTGAATTCCCTTTTAATATTTCAATAGAAAAAGGAGGATCACTCACATTAAACAGTACTGATGCATTAGATCGTAACTTCACAGCACAGATAGGTAACAATGCATTCAGTCAGGTTTTAAGATCTGGTGAAAGTATTACAATAGTGATACCTGAATACATGACTACTGATAACACAGATGGATGGTACTTACAAGATACTATTACAGGTGAATGGAGTGTAATATTGGTTAAAGAACCATATGTAGCACCACCACCAGTAGTATATGTTGAACCAACACCTGAACCAACAGTTATTTTCAGTGCAAGTTCAAGTGAAACTTCAAGTCAATGGAGTGGAATATCCAACGTTGATGCATACACAGGTGATGTAGACTTGCTTACAATCCAAGGAAAACTTTCAGAAGTAACATCAAAGTTTAACGAATCAGTTGTAAAGATCTCTGATCAAAATAAAGAGATTCAGTCACTTAACAATCAAGTGCAAAGTCTTACAGCTAATATGACTCAGTTAAAGAGTCAACCATTAGCAGTGTTTGACACAACTGAGTTAGACAACAAAGTGTCACTGTTGGAAGCAAACAACACCAAGTTATCACTGGATAACACCAAATTGTCACAGGATATTACAGACTTGTCTGATGATAGAGACAAATGGAAAGCTTTAGCAGAGAGCTGGTATGGTGTAGCCATGGAACAACTCAAAGTAATGGTAAATATATTAGGACTTTAATACTAATATAATTATTATTATTTTTTTTATTTTTTTTTAAATTGTGATTTGAGAGGGGTATATAAGCATTACTTACTAGACANACTTAAGTACTAGTATTCCGTAAGGTAATTGCGAGTCTGGAATGTCAGTTGAGCTTAGAATGGTAGTACTAATCATTCAATCTAGGAGACTCACAAAAGCTAAAGCTCTTCAAATCTAGTGTCTAAAAGACGTTGATCAGTTAATACGACAGGCTAGTTTCAGGGATTACCCTAATACGGTAGCCCTCTAAGATTTTACTATCTATACTTAAGTACTAGTATGACAATACTAAGTATGGCAAAATTAAACGCAAGTCAAATAGCAAAAGACATGGAAAAAGCAACAAAAGGCTTATGAGGATGCATGCAGTACCGCATCATACTATCTACATGTAAATGGTATGAAGATGGATTCAGTAAAAGAAATACTACATGACACACTAGAAAGATGCTGTGATAAGGTAGAGTTTGTACGAAAATCTGGTGCTGATAACAAACTATGGGATGAATTCTATGGTAAGGAGGAAGATTTAGAATGACACCAGACTATGAAAAAGCATACGACATTTTAATGGAGTATTGGGATTCATTACCTGATGAAGAAAAAGAGAGTATAGATCTAAGACTTAGACTGGAGGCAGGGGTATGACAGGATTAGAAACTGATATACCATTCGATCACATATACTCAAAATCACTTCAACCACCAGAGCCTAATGAGTCACTTCATGACTGGAGTAAAAGGTGCAAAATGGAATGTCAATGCGGATGCAGAGATCCTCAAATATGTGAAGGATGTGAGTATGAATGCCCAGCGGATTCATTAGAAGAAGGATTCTGTGAAGAGTGCATACTTCAACAACAACAAGATAGGTATGAGTCTTACAACGACTTAGACTAATCTTTTTTTATTTTTTTATTTTTTTTAAAAACCAAACTATTTGGGGTATATAAGCATTACTAGTAATCGCTAATCATACTTGTACTAGACATGCTTAAGTACTACTATGACAATATACTATTATGCATGAAATGATTTTAAGATACTGGAAATTGGATGACAAAGATGTTCCAGAAGAAGTCGTTGATAGAGCTGTTGAGTCAATAACCAAATTTGAACTTGAATGTGGTGATGATTATTATGCAGATTATGATAATCATTTCCCTGATCCATTAGATGAGTTATTGAACTATCCAAGACCTAAGTATTGGGATTTGGATCGTGGTAATTTCATACAATTTGAGTTAAGAAAACCAGAAGGTATGAAAAACTATGAGTCATTTATGAAGTGGTTAGGTGTTCCTTTAGACTTAGGAGAAAAAGTTAACTATCAGTTCACAAATGACGGTAGTTTTAGATATGAAAAAAGCACAACGATTGAATGGGAATGCTTAGAAGTATTCAATGAAGAGACAGAAGAGTATGAAATGGCAATACTCACAGAAGATGAAAACAACATCCTGTTAAAAGCAACTGAAAAATTTGATGATATGATACATGATACATTGATCAATCTTAGAGAAAATTATCAGTATAACATGTATGACAGAGATCATCATATAGACATGGCAATAGCTAATGACTGGTGTTTTGACACAAATGGTGAATTTGTCACACCATAATCACCTTTTTTTTATTACCAAATAATACAGGGGTATTAAAACGTATCTATAACAAGCAAAAAAATTATTGAGCTTCTAACTCAACTTCTTCTGGTTCATATTCAGTGAAATTCCAAGTCTTACCAGTGGTTTGTACTTCATTAATACTTTGATTGACCAAGTCAACAACATATTCATATTCTTGACCACGATCAGCATTAGCATTAGATAGCACACCTATACCAGTATGATAATCCCTCTCTTCACCTTCATGCTTATACCAGAAGCAGAAATTTGCCACGGTGTATTCAAGATCACCGTTACGCATTCCATTCCACTTAACGAATTCTTGAATCATAGGTACTGTAACATCAGGATATCCATCCCAATGTTTGTATACACCTATCATATCATCACCATCAGTGAATTTGATAATACTTCTTGTTGCCATACTATAACATAAACAAACTAGTATTTAAACACATATAGTAGATGTTAACTATCAACTCTTTAATACTAGTATGACATAGTATAATTGCAAACAAGTAATAGTGTAATAAAAACGTAAAATAACAGTTTTTCACACTGGAACATAGAATCATGTGCCCTGCAAGCTGGTGGAATCACCTATCATGATCTTGATAACACGCAGTTCATGCTCAACTGTTATCTATTACTTATTTTATTTTTTTTATTTTTTTAATTGGGAATAAACAGGGGTATATAAGCATTTAGCTGCAACAAAAAAATTATGTAGGGTTCTCACAAATCTTGCGATCCATGTGATTCTCTATGAGTTTGTCAATTATTTTGATTGACTCTACAATGTTAGATGAGATAGGATCATATTTCAAAGCTTCATCGTAAGTAAACTTTACACAAGCTCTATCCATAGACACTTTTAAGGCTGTCTTTAGTCGTTTTACGACTTCAACATATCTTAAACCATCATAGTCTAATGCCTTACTCATCCCATCTATTCCCATCATTATAGTCATCCTCATCCACTTCATTAATAACATCATCCTCAATACTTTCACGCATTGAATCCTGATAATCACCAAATCCGCATCGATAAGCAGTTGGATCACAATTCTTAAGAACATCGGAAGGATAAAACGTAGAGTAACCTAGTTCATAAGGCTCACTAATCTCATCCAGCCATTCATCATAAGATTCATCCGTTAAGTCATTGCATCGTTTTTCGACTTCATCACTTACTGCATCCTCATAAGGAATTTTATCACTGTCTTTTACATCAGTCATTGAATAATATTAAGTGATATAATATATAAGAATATCTAGTAGGAATCCACACATTCAAGGGGTATAAAAGCGTATTGATAACAAGATAAAAAAAAGGGGTTAATCGCATATGCGATCTCTTGCTTCTTTGATAGTGCTAAAACAACGACCCATAGTAGGATATTCAGGATCACATAAGTCTCTGTATATGTAATCTAGGTTAGACTCAATATCGTGCATAATTCTACGACTTGAACCAATACTAGTTGATCGTGTCTCATCATGTTGTGCATCCTCACTTTCTTCAAGTATAATGTCATCAATGTAATAAATTGCTGTTTCCATATAGGATCGCAATTCCATTAATGCATTAATCTCTTTAGTGGTAAAAGTCTTCAAAGCTTCTTCGTGGACTTTACCAACAACGTGATCAACGTATTTCCTACCGTTGTAAGGTTCACCTTGATAACTTGGTTCATCAGTTTTAACCCTATCATGGTATTCAGCAGATACTATATCAAAGATTTCACCGCTGTAATAAGCAGTATCTCTTGGATCTAATGTTGTATCTAATTCACTCATTAACTAAGTATTAATCAACATGGTATAAAAGAGTAACTAGTAAAGAGAAAGACCCTCCAGACCTCCCAAAGAGAAAGGGGGTTATTAAGCGTATCGTTGACAGTCAAAAAAAGAGTTTACCACTCTTCACCGTCTTGGTTAAACTCATCCCATGCCATAGTACCATCAGCCAATACCTTTTGATGGTATGGACAATCACCCTTATAAATTGGGTCATCGGTATCTCTTCTAGTTTCATAACCGCAAGCATTGCAGTATTCATCACGTTTTACCATGATATGACTAAAACAACATAGTATATAAGAACAACTAGTACGACATTATTTCGTACAATACGAAATAGGGGTTATTAAGCGTTATGATAAACACAAAAAAAATTATAGGATGTTCGTAATGTCTTTGTTAAATGCTTTTTCAAGTCTATCTTTTTGACCGTCACGCACTTGTTTCAAGTCATTTAAAATAACTTGTACAACATTCCACTCACGTTCTAAAACCTTAAGTTCATCGGACATTCTAGCTAATGTATGATATTGGTTAGGGTTTTTATCCATGAAATCCTTTAATTCATTACTAAGTAACTTTTTCAGTCTATTTCCGTTTTGAGTATTAAGTCTTTCAATAAATGCATCCAGACCTAAAACTTCACTTTTTACAATCATTATACACACTATACAAGTATAATATATAAGAATATCTAGTAAGAAATCAAATCAAACAGGGTATAAAAGCGTATTGTTGATCATTAAAAAAATTACTTGTAATGAATACTATGCCTACCATATGCGTATGGATTTTCATCCTTACATTTATTTGTACAATTACAATCAATATCTTGTTTTAAGATATCACCAATATACCACTGGAAATATTGTTTACATTTGCAATTTTCTATACATCTTCTAAAATGCTTCATAATTACATATAAACAACATAGTATATAACAATATCTAGTACTAATAAGGGTATAAAAGCGTATTGTTACGCAACAAAACAAAGGGGTTAAGGCTTTAAACCTAATTCCAATAATCTCTTTTGGAATGGATTAAGAGCCTTAAATTCTTCACTTGGTTCTTCAACTACTACATCCTGATATAATGCCTCATCAACGTTTAAGATGCATTCATCTATCATTTGTTCAGCCTCTACTTGTAATTCAGCCCAATATTGATCAGGGTCACCACAATAGTCACCTTCATCATCATAAAGTTCAAACTCTTCAATAGTTTTATCCAATATAGGAGTTTTAAACACTCTATTGACTTGAGCTAATTCAGCCTGTCTATGATCCATACCCATATTACAGCCACCATTATTCATAATGTCCATATAGGTATTTTGAGCACATCTAAACACATCAACCGCATCATTTTGGGCGTGCCCTTCATGTGGGATTCCACCCTTATCGACTGGTAGAGCATTGATTTTATCACACTCTTCTTGGTATAAACCAGTATCTTGACCATAAGATCTATCACTCATTAACTAACTAAGGTACACACTACTATTAAAACCTGTATAGTAAGCAGAACGAACCAATAGGGCTATAAAAGCGTTATATATTAGTTGTATTTGATTCCTAGAGTTTAACGAATACACCAGCGATCCACGTAGTATTTAAAACTTTTTTATTTTTTTTTATTTTAAATTTCGTGCCCAAATAGGGGTATATAAGCATTGTGTGCCCTATTAGGGGTATTAAAGCGTTACTAATCCTAATAGGGGTTATTAAGCGTTTTGTTTTGCGGACTTTGCCAAAAACTGCATCTGATATATGAGAATAGGGGTATTAAAGCGTATTGGTATAAAAAATTATAGGGCTATAACTGACCATGTTTCGGTTGATATATCATCATCATCGTCATGTTCCATTTCAGGGAACATTTCAAAGGTGATATGATAAGAGTCCTCTTCATTGTCATCTATGAATAATGGATCACTGGTGTCTATGTATTCCTCAAGAACCTTAATAGCCTCATCTAATGATTTGGCAGTAAAGGTATGATGATTATAGACATTGTTAAATCCATCATTCTCATAATGAACTATCTTATATTCAGTCATTGATTAATTATGTGCTGTATTACTTATAAGAGTAACTAGTACTATACCCTTAAATACCCCAATAAATGACAAAATAGGGGTTAATAAGCGTTGTTACAACATCATAAAAAAAAGGGCTATACTTTGATCCAGTCACCGTTCCACGGCTCACCGTTCAAGTATAAGTTATAGGCTTTTGTGTTCACATGTACACCAGAAAGACCATTCAATCTTTCTTTGGTGGTCGGTGTGCTCCAGCCTGCTGTTGTGATAAACAAATCACCGCCTTCTATTTTGGCTATCAAATTACCATGCAAATACATTTGTTTTGATGTTACAAACATGTTTGATTTGGTCAACTTGTCACCTGAATAAAAGGCTCTAACAGCTTCTTGAGTAATCTTACGACTCATACTGTATTATCCTCTTCATCGTATAAAAAGGCATCTAGTATCTTGTTAAGATCCTCTAATCGCTTATTTAATCGACTCATACCAATAACACACACAACCAGTATTTAAAGCGTTATAGTATCAACAGTATGTGAACAAAGCATACTAACATTCGCACCCTTAAATAGCCCTAAGTGATCAAGGTGGGGTACTTAAGCGTTTCTTACTATCAACTCTTATATACTATTACAACAAACTATTATCATGTCAGACGTAAAGTATGATATTGATGAAACTGGAAATCCAGTCTATGAGATACCAATATCTCTCATAGCCAAGGAAGCACAGTTAAATCAAGCAAAAGAGCCAGTTACTATCGGATGGTTTACAGACTATCACGGTGTAAGGGGTGATATTGCTATCCAAATGGGTTTAGTAGAACGAAGCGAATTTGTTAACTTCGATTTTACAACCCCTACTAATGAACAGTTAGTAGAACGTTATGGATATGCAAAAGCAGATTAACTCATTTTTTTGACCCATACATAACGCTTTAATACCCCAATTATAACACATGATAAAAAAAAGGTTATAGGGCTTTGCAAATAACTTTGCTCATTGCTTTAATGGCTCTTTCATTTGCTTCTAATTCTTCTGCAACTAATAGCATCAAGTCTTCTGCAAATGTCTCTAAGTGAGTTGCATAGGCTTCACCAGTTCTGATGTTCAAATCTAAACATGCTACCTGATTTGATATTAGTGCGTTGATCTGCTCTTTCGTGACCATGTAAATCATTTGGTGTCATAGTATTAAAAGGTGTATAGTATTAAACGCTTTTATACCCCTACTCTGAAAATAGCCTACTAGACAGCCTTATATATGATAGCACTCTAAAAGAATCATGTCTGATCCAGCAATAGATATCAAACCAGAATACGAAATGTGTTCATGCGGTCACTTTGGCGGTTTCTCACCAGACAGCCACAATGGACATGTAGCACATTTTTCAAAAGGACATGGTAGATGCACTCACTATGGATGTGATTGTAATCAGTTTACATGGGTTGCCTTTTGTGATTCAGAGGGTAAATCCCTCGACTAATTTTTTTTGGCATCCAGTATAGGGGTATATTAGCGTTACTAACAGGTAAAAAAAAGGCTATTTCCAATTATCTCCACCAGTTGCTTCGCCTAATCCTATGTAGATATCATTGCCTACTATACCAAAGTCTGTAAGCATTGCAGATAAAGTTCCACAATCCATCTTCTTTGGTTTCTCCTTCCACATGTATGAAGCAAACATCCATGGTTTCTTTGGGTCATCTGTAGCATACTTTGTTGCTATAGATAGCCTCTTCTCCCATAGTCTTTCTTCTGGTTTCAAAATAATTGGCTTGTGACATTTTGTGTGATTGATATACTCAACCTCACTTTGAGTCTTGAAATCACATTCATTGTGATCACCGTTATAAAACGGACATTCCAAAGTTATTTTTGCCATGGTTATTGTTTGACTACATTGCTTATAAGCATTGATAGTAGAGAACGCTTTAATACCCTAGCATGATCAAACAGGGCTACTTAAGCGTTATGCATTGAACAAAAAGAAAAGGGGGTTTATGCCTCTTTGATAGGCATGTTCAATCTACTCATGGCTTTTGAGACTTTCTCCCAAATATAGCCACTACCGCTAAAGATAGCATCATCACCTTTACTGATCATGAGCTCTTTGACAGCACATAAAAGAAATAGGTTAGCATCTGCAATGCTGTCTTTATTGGTATCTAAGTGATACCCAAAGGCATTGATCATTGCTTGTCCAACTGCATCATAGCCAACAAGGTCAGCCATTTCAGTTAGATGCTTTTCTAACTCTTTCATTGCTACTTCTCTAGCCTCGTAGTAGTACTCTACTGCTGGTTCTAGTTGTTCTGTAGACATAGCAAAATTAATATCTACATCATATATAAGCAGTGCTAGTACAATACATACTAGTAAGGCTTTAATACTACCAAAACAATTCCACAGTGTTGAGAAACAAGATCACACGTTCTAGGTGCTCATGGAGAAAAAATGGATTTTGAGAAAAATTGGGGTACAGAACAGGAAAAAAATAGATACAAATCAGAACAGGGTCTGTATCAGAGTAAGAAATGCATCTGGTGCTTAATGGAAAAAAAGTATGAGATAAGAATACCTAATCACTGTGAATGTGAAAGTTCATAGTCTTTTATAATTTTTTTAATAGTGTCTACCCTATGCTGAACCTGAGCAATAGTTGCTCTTCCGTACTCGTTTTCGGTGGGAACCTTGATCTTTGGTAGAACTTGTTTCCAGTCTTCATAGTGTGCCTTGTATACAGAGTCATCTCCAAACATGAATATCATTCATAACACCATGTAATAAAGGTAACTATTTATAGTGCTAATGCATAGATACAATGAGTTACAGGACTAACTGGAATTCTTTAGTCTTTCAACGGCTACTCCGTGGTTGGTCTACCTTTAACAATCGGAGTAGTCTATTTTTCTGGATAAACTGATGCTATGCATTCGTAGCATTCCTGCCAAGGAGAGTCATATGTCTTCTTGCATCTAGGACACTTCAATCAAAAACACCGTCACTACAGTCTACTACGCTTCCGCACTTTGGACATATTTGGTGACATACTGTCATCTTGTCCATTGTTTCGTCACACCTAATGCATTTCAAAATTTTGCTCCGCATCCTTTACATGTACTGTACCCTGTACTTTGACCGTCATTCTTACCCCAATGCCATTCCCATCCTTTTGCTTTTTTACACTTTGGGCATGATTCAATATTACTCATCTTTTTCCATCTTCTCTACAATGGGTTCTAAAATTCTTACACAGTCCATTATCGTACTCTCGCTTACACCTGATGCTATTGAAAATTCCCTGTAACTTATTCCAACGTTTCCGTATCTTCTAGTCATTTTCACAGTCCTTGCACATGATGTTTCCATTCTTGGTATTTACCTCTACTCCAGTTACAAAGCATATGTGACACATTCCTTTCATGGCTTTCTACCCATGGTTATGTTTGATGTTGCCTTTATCTTGTCATTGGTGAATTCCCATATATCTCCGTTATACAGTATTACAGTAAATATTTTTTCGATCTCAGTACCATACTCTGTGACCAGAAACAGTCTACCCCTTCCCTTCGGTGTATCAACTTCTACCTGTTGACTTAGTTCTAACATAATCATTTCTTCTTGTTATACCCCCTGTATGCCTCGTCTACCTCGCACTTTAGACAGTATTCAAAGAAACTCGGTTTGCCGCAATGCAAGCATTGCGTTATCTCTCTGACATAGTCTTTTCCAGAAAAGGATTTTTTCAAACCCCCGATAAAGTTATGGATGCTCTGTCTAATCATCCTTTGTTCTCCTCATTACCTTGACCTCGTTGTTAGCAATTACATCTGACTTGTTTGCCAGTCCAGAATCCTTGTCCATTAATGTTATAGTTCCCTGTAGCCTGAATATGCACTTGTAGCACTGTTTTTTTGAGTGATCTTGTAACAAGTCACCGCATGCTATGCATATGACTTTTTTTATTACGTTTACGCTTATTGCCATCCTTCGCCATGCTCCGTTGAATCCATCCTGTCAATCATGTCCATAAGCATTCTTTTTATTGCCTCTTTTCTTTTTTCAGGCATCCAGTCCTCATGTAACANTAACAAAAGATCTTGAACAGCAGTAGTCACACTGATTGTATTTTGTTGCATTATATATAATTATCCTTTACTTCTGAGGAATACTCGTTTTGATCATATTGCTTGACTTGCTCCACAGGACTTTTATACTTGCTTGTATAGTCGTTGTAGACATACAATCCTATGAGTATTGCTCCCAATGGNACAAGAAATCCTGTACACATGCAAAATATCCCAGCGTATAGAGTCCAGTTACTCATCNTTTTTCTCCTTTTTGACGTGTCGTAGTTTGTCTTGAATTGACTTCAAGTCTTTTCGTAGAAATTGCATCGAGCCAGCCATGAATGCCATCTCTTTGTCAATGTCTTGTTTTTTAGTTTTATCCCAATCCATGCATGAACTACGTCACACCACTACTTAAGCATTGCTAGTAATATAAGACATGACCTCCAAAAAACTTCGAGCCTTCGGCTCTCAGTTGCCTATTCCGTGTCTGTGTCAGCCTCTTTTATTTCTTTAATTTTATCCTCAGCCAAGAACGTGAGTTTCCAGAATGTACGTTTGTGCTTCATGGGTATGTCATGTACGTCTGTTACCTTTGCGTACATTGCTTCAAACCAGCGTAAAATATTGCTAAAATCCTCTGGTTCTAGGTCTACCATAATTCTATCATCTATCCTTTATTAATAAAGTATTCTATTTATAAAGGGTTTTTATAGTAATATTAATATATGTATGAATATAACACTGCACATGGTACAAGAGAAACCGTTTAAAGAGCCAAAAGAAGTTAGAGAACCAAAGGCAAAGAAATGTGTTGTAAAAGAATGCATATGTGAACCTAATTATAGAAACTACCAGTGCTGTAAACATGGTAGTACTGAATATACTTGTTGACAAATATGTTACAAAACAATTACAGAAAGTTTATAAGTACCCCTATTATTGATTAGTTAATGGGTGTTAAAGATACTTTTAGAACAGTCGTTAAAAACCTTAGTACATTAAACAAGTCTCAGACTAACAGTACTACCAGACCAAGTATGGCACAGCCATATATGAGTACCGATACAGGTGCTAAGTTACCAATTTTTCCATTCCCATTGATTATGATTTATGAGTTAGCAGATAACATTGATGCATTAAGAATACCTATTGAGACTTTGAACAGAGAGATGTTTAAGAACGGATTTGAGGTTGTAGAAAAATACAAGTTCAAATGTTCCAACTGCTCAAAAGAATTCCAATACAAGCCACTAAAAAATGACAACCCTGACGATCAACCATTTGAACAAAACCAAGACAATGAGTCCAGTCAAGTTCCAAGAAGTGATGCCAAAAAAGCAATACCTACAGAGTTAAATGAGACACATGAGATGGAGTGTGACTCTTGTGGAAATACTAACATGTTAAGACCTATACCAGAAAACAGAAAGAAACTTGAGGATTTGTTAGAGAATCCTGTAAATGGTAACGATCAGACATTGGAAGACTTGGCAAGACAGTTGGAAAGAGATTTGGAAATTGCAGACAATGCATACTGTTTGGTTTTAAAAAGCTATGACATAGATGACAGAACTGGTAAGATTAACAGAAAAACCTCAAAGATTAAAGAGTTTCTAAGAATAGACCCCCCTCAAGTTGCAATGATAGCAGACAGTGACGGTAGGATAGGTTATGACGATAAAAGAAACAAGGTATTTGTATGTCCAAGATTTGAACACAGGGATAAGAGACTCACTACTGACAAATGTGACAGATGTGGAGCAGAAGCATTGAAGGCAGTTATAGAAGTAAACTCTGTATATTCAGTAGGAATACCCCAGCCAAAGAGGGTGGTATATGGTGAAGGCGAAGTAATATGGAAGGCAGGAAAATATAAACCAAGTTTAATTTACGGTTTCTCACCTATTTATAGTATATGGTCAAAGGCTATGGCTTTGTCACATATGGATGAATATATTAGAAAATACTTTGACAAGATGCGACCTCCAAGAGGCATGTTGGTTATTGCATCAAGAAACTATGAGACTTTTAGAAAGTCATGGGATGTATTGGAACAAAAGGCAACAGAAGATCCTTACATGATTCATCCGTTACTTGTAGAGTCAGACAAGGGTGGAAAGAATATGGCACAGTGGATAGACTTTACTGGATCATTAAAAGAATTGGAATTTACAGTTATTAGAAAAGAATTAAGACAGATTATTGGTGCAGTGTTTGGTGTATTGCCTTTGTACTACGGTGAACTTCCTTCTGGATGGTCACAAGAAGGACTACAGGTTACAATTACAAACAGAGCAGTTAAGTGGGGTCAGGATATTTTATACAAGGCATTTCTTTACAAAATCAGCAAACTTGTTGGCGTAGAGGATTGGGAATTAAGATTAAAAGGTGGAGAGGAAAACGACAAACTCAGAGACTTGCAGATACAAGGCGTAGAGATACAGAATATGGCAGCTATGCAGGCAATGGGATTCGAGGTAACAAGAACTCACACTGGAGAATTCAAGGTATCTAAAAATCCGTTACTTTCACCAGAGGCAATGATTTTAGGACTTCCACAGGAGGAAAAACCAAATACCAGCGGTTCAAAAGGTAGAGGTAGAGGAACTGCCGCACCAAAAGAGGATCAACAAAGCATGGACGGTCAGCCAAAGAAACAAAGACCTTCTGACAAGGGAGGTATAGGTCAAGGTCATCCTGCAAGCGGTTCAGGTACAAGTCAGTCTAAAAAAATGAACTTAGAGCCAAAACCATATCCAGACGGTATTACCAGTGCAAACTTTGAAATAGTAAAAAAGACATTACAGGACTCTATAGACTTTGACTGGACTAAGAAAAAGACAGTTGAAGAACTAAGGAGCAAGGCTTTTATGACAGTAAGAGAAGCAAGAGATGTAGTGAAATCAGAATTATCAGACGTTAAAAGATGGGAAGATGACGAATCAGAATGACCAAAAAATTTCATGTATGTGACGAAGGATGTGAACCAGCAGGAACTGGAATTCATACCACAGAGGATGCAAAAAAAACCAAACTGCCAAAAGGCACTAAGGTAAAATCAACAAAAAAATCAGCATCAACTGCACTAAAGAAACAAAAGGAAAAAATAAAGAGGACAGAAGACTTTAAGAAAAAATATGTTGACACTGACTTTGGAAGAGTTGCAGTTTATTCATCAAGCAATGATCCTAACACATCATTGATAGATCAAACCATTGATGAAATAAAAAAAGAGATAAAGAACGTAACAATAAACGAGTATTCTACAAATAATGTGTATTTGATATTACAGGATTCATTAAAAAAGATAAGGCTGGCAGAAAAATAATGGCAACTAAACTCAATGTGGATAAGGGAGGTCAAGACATAGGCAAAAAACTATGGAAAAAACACCAAGATGACGAATATACACATGTAAATAATTACAAAGAGGCAATTTGCCTGAATTGTTTTACAAAAGATGCCGCGGCAGCTACAATCGCAATGATTTGTGGCGAATGTGCTGGTAAAAGAGGTAGAGAACCGTTACTTGCAAAGATATCTGACAAATATTACGGACTTTGTCTGTTTTGTGGAGAGCATAAATTTCATTTGGAAGAAATTAATGCAAGATTCTGTCATCCATGTCATAGAAAGATAGCAGATGTTACTAAAGACTATAATAAAAAAGGTGGAGCAATGGGTACAGATCCATTTTGGCTAAGAATGAGAAAAATTCACGGAAAAGACTGGAAAATAATTATGTCTGGTGAAACTGGTAGAAAAGTCTAGTCTGTTTTAAGAATTAAATCAATTTTATTCATTCCAAGATTGTAAAACTTGTGAGTCCAATCAATTTTTGTTTTCTTTTTAGGTCTGTCACCCCAAAATCTTCCAGCTTTGAAGAATTGACCTGACTTACCTAACCATTTAGGAAAAAATGTTATTTTATCGTCTTTAGGATCAAATTCAACGTCATCATATTCAACCAAACGTTCTTCACCGTTCAAATATTCTTTAATATTGTTTGCTTGATACATTGCAATGCTTCTTGAAACATCTGGTCTGTCAAAAAACTTTTCACAGTCAATTACAACCATTATCTTATCATCTGGTTTAACTATCATGTCCAAACATCTAAGAGATGAAGGATTAATTTCACGTTTTGAGTCAACTTTGTCTTCATTTCTCTTTAAATATTCATCTAAATCTGAATAGATATGTATACTAGTACCCACACATATATTGATACATCTTTATTAATAAACCTTTTTACTGTTTAATATGGTTACAAGTGAAGATGACGTAGAGATAGAGGAATGTGAGTGTGGCTCTAAAAAATACGGTTACTATGCAAATAATGGTATAATATTCATATGTTTTAAATGTGGAAGATTTTACAGTGATGACATGCCTGATACCATAATAAGGGCATTTACGGAAGATCCTAGCATATTGCTTGCATTGATAAAATCTGATCATTTTAAGCGTATAGAAGAGATATCTGATGAGTAAAAATAAATACTAGAATCGTCAAATAATACCATGGTAGAAATAATAAAGACATTATTTGAAGAAATTATAATATGCATGGCTTTAGGTGGAGGAGGTCTATTATTTGGATTTTTTAGAAAATTATACAAAACTCAAAATGATTTATGCTCAAAAATAACAATATTACAACAGGCTTTACTTATATTAAGTACAGCAATAGATAATCAAACAAAAAGAAACCATGGTGAACAGGTAGGCGAGGTTGATCTATCTGAACTGGTGCGTAATCTTATAAGCAGAAAAGAGTAAACTATATAATACACGATAAATTGGACATATTATGGTAGAACCATTATTAGTAGTTGTAGTGGCAACAGTTACTGGTGCAATATTAAACACCATTAGAGGATTCCTACATTCTGATGAAGGATATGATATCAAGAAATTCTTTGGTGCAGTTATTGTTTCAGGCTTCGCTGGTATCGCTATAGCACAAACAATCGGTCTTTCAGGAATAGATACATTAGGTCTAGGTCTGATAGGTTTGACAGCAGGATTCTCAGTTGATTATGCTGTTTCAAAAGCAAAAAAAATAGCCGAATAAGGATAATATCTTAGCATATTATACCCTCATTTTTTTATCTAACTTTAAATACTTGTTATTTTATAAGATATATAATGACAGACGGTATGATTAGTAAAATTGTCACTAAATCAATGACAGTGTTAGATCATACTAATGAAAGATTTTTTTGAAGGTTTTCTTGACAGTTGAAATGAAAGACAGACAGGGAGAGATAACAGTAGTAGACGAGTTATACAAATGTCTTCCAATATGGATGGATAGAGGTGCTCCAATAACAGACACTCATTCCAACAGAGTAGTAGGTAAAGGAATCAACTTTATGAAAACAACGTTTGAGTCAGAAGGTGTAACATATCCAGCAATTAAAATAACTAGGAAAGATACACAAGGATTATGAATTAGATGCAAATATTTGGGATAAAATAAAATCAGGTGAGTATAAAGGACTTTCTTTTGGAGGTGCTACAAAGACAAACAGATCACCAAAAGTTATGAAAGACGGAAGTATAGCATATGAATTAAAAGATTTGGAACATTATGAAGTAGCAGTTTGTAAAGATCCAGCAGTACCTTTGGCACTAATTACAGATTACAATCCTATTGCAAAAGCAGTTGCAGAAGGTGAAGAATTGCCAAACGGTAAAATGAAAATAGGATGTGACAAGTTTGGATGTTATGTTAAAAGACCAGACTTGAAGAAAAAAGGTGAAGATTTCTCTAATGCAGATTTGACAACCGCCACAGCAAGTCAGGATATTGACTCTGGTGGCATGGGTAAGATAGGAAAACCTACTAAACTAGACGGTGGTTTACCAGACTTGAAAGCACCAAAAATTAAGAATGATCCAATAGGTAACAGTGCTGGTACTGGAACAAGAGGTCTAGGTGATTTTGAATCAGCAAACCAAAAATCTCCAGAAGATCAAACAGCACAGGTAACATCCACAACAGAAAAAATTAAAGTTGTAGGTGCTTTATTGGCTGGTGCTGGTAGAGTATTAGGTAGTGTAGCATCAGGTGCAGTAAAAGATACAGTTAACGATGCTACTACAGAACCAGAGATAGCAGACAAGTCTGGATATGAGACAAATCAGCATAATATCAAGTTAGGAGAAGAATCCATACCAAAAAAGCCAAACGAAGAAATCGTATAAATCTTTATATAGGGCTAGATCTTCATATCTTATAACAACATGGTCGAAGAAATTAATTCTGAAACACAAGTGGACACTGTCGAGAAATCAGCAGATACACTAGTTGAAACGGAAAAATCTTTCCAACAAACTGTAAAATCAGGCATTGATACATTGACTGAGGTAGTACAATCTATTGCAGAATCCCAACTTGCTTCAACAGAAGCAATTCAAGGTCTTGCAACAAGAGTAAAAGCCTTAGAAACCCCAACTGATCTACCACTATCCCCAAAAGGAACAGTGGCTGGTGACGATGTAGGTGCAAAAGTTACTGTACCAGATACCTACCAATCCAATTCTGTACAAGCAGGATTAGATGATGATAGATCTGGTAGCATGAAACCTCACACCGACAAAGGTGGATTAAAAATGCAACAAAAAGCAGATGATACAGAATTAGTTGAAAAATCTGAGCACACATTCACTACCGAAACACCAAGACCAAATGCAGCTTTAGAAACTGTTGAAAAATCACAAGTTGATTCTTCACAAATTCTAGACGATGCAAGATCTGGTGGATATGATGGTTTGAGTAATGTTGCAAAAGGTATTTTATCTGGAAAGTATTATACACCTTCACCAGACGAAGTAGGAGTTTATTAAAATGGTTCAAGTACAAACAATCGATGAACTAGAAGCTCTCTATTACGGACACAACAGAAATCTCTTGAGAAAAGCAGATGCTCCAGTAACTACATCAACTGCTGGTACATTTAACGCTATCTTCGGTGCTTACGCATGGGCTCAACTCAACCTTGAAGCAAATGCATTTGGTATTTTGCCAAAGTACCCTTGGGATAAATCTGGATGGCGTGTTATTACAGCAAAACCAACTCTCAACACCAACTCAGGTAATACTGCATTAGGTGGAACAGCAGAAGGTGGTACAATCGCTGAAACTATCAAGCCAACTATCCAAGAACTCGATGTTAGACCAAAGACAGCTCAGTTGCCTTTCTCAGCATCAGAAGTTATGGAATGGTTAGCAACTCATAGTAAAGACGATATATGGGGTGGATTAGGTTCACTCCGTCTGTATATGGCTGTACAGCACAAAGAGTTCTTAAATAGAATGCTTTTAGCAGATGTTGAAGGCAGTGTATCATCAGGTGCATTTGCTGGTACAACCGATTTTGAATCCCTAGATAGAATCATCTCAAGTAACGCAGAGGAATCTGCATTAGGTGGTTCTGGTTCTGGTTACTATGATCCATGGGCAGCTAACGCAACAGTAGACAGAGATAGTTCATCTACCTTTGACTCAACAGTTGAATCTGCAAGTGGAACAATAGGTACGAATGGTGTTCTTACTGACGACACTCTAAGAACTTTCTTAAGAAAGATTAGAATTGCCGCTGGTAAAGATCCAAACGTCTTCCTCGGATCCCATGAAGTCTATTCCGAAATACAAGGCTTGTACATGCCTTCTGTCAGGATTCCAAATCCTTACGGTGAGAGCTTAGTTCAAGTCGATGTAAATGGTATACAGACTTTTAAGGGTACAGGTGTCGGAATTCATGTAGACTCAATTTACGGAATCCCATTCATTCCAACAAAAGATGCACCATCAGACTCTGGTGATGCCTCAGAAGTTGGAAGACTATTTGCATTAGATACATCTGATGCAGAAGGTTATGGTTATCCAAGAATTGGTATACAAATTGCAATTCCTACCGAATACTACGAGGCAACACGCAGAACCCCTGCATACCCATTTGTCAACAATGCATTTGTTGAGAAAGGTGTATTCAGAACTATGGGCGAAACGGTTTGTAGACATTTCAAATCCCAAGGAAAGATTAGAGATATTAAACTTTAGTCAATTCTTAATCCCTTTTTTTCATTTTTTTAATCTTTATATATAGGTACTTTCTAAACAAATCTAATGGCATTAACAATCACAACATCCGATTGGACAAACGCTAACGTGAGAAAAACACTCTCATGGCAAGCAGCTTTAACTTCAAAGTTGCGAGTATATGCTATCAAAGTTACCTTCGGTAGTGGCGATAACTATGCGACAGGAGGAGTGTCAGCCGACCTCAAAGAGGGAAGAATCTCTACACTCGTTGCTGTAATACCAACGTATTCAAACTGTTTACAAGAAGTTAGATATGACAAAGCAAACGAGAAAATCCAACTATATAATGTAGGTGGAGGAGCAGAATCCAAATTTGTAGAGGTTACAAACACAAGTTCAACTTGTGCATCAAAAGTGTTCGAGTTTCTAGTCATAGGCTACTAGAGTCCAAAAACAGCCGTTTTTTTTCTTTTAATAACATAATGTTTATATATTCGTAAATGTTCAATAAGATATGGTAGAATATAACCATAATGTTAAATCATTCAATGCTGATACTTTAATCAAAGGAAATCATGGTGTAGTTGTCAGTGTTATGGTCACAAAAGTTGGAGGCACTGGTGCAAAATGTGTTTTTAAAAACGGAACAACAAGCTCTGGTTCAGAAGAATTTACAATATTTTCAGAACAACAAGGTTCATATGTTGCTATAAATAGACGTTTTGAAGACGGTATTTTTGCAGATATTACTGGTAGTGCTGAATACACTGTAGTTTTCAAATAGAATCTTTAAATACAGTGACTCAATATATGAAGTATGGCTACCACTTATTGTAGTGTTGCAGATGTATCTGATTTTCTTCGTGCTCCAATTACTGCTACTACTACTCCAAACAAGGCTCAGGTAGAGAAAATAATCAAAAGAAAAGAGGATGAGTTTGACAGAAGAACAGGTCATGCTTGGAGATCAAAAAAGATAACAAGAGAAGTTCATGATTTACCATTACTTTATAAATTTGGATGGGGTACTCCTATATTTCTTAAGCATAGAAGAATCTATGACTTGGATGGATCATCAGGAGATAAGATAGAGATATGGCAGGGTGCATCAGCAACATGGGAAAACATACTAGGTAATGAGAATTGGTATGACATGGAGTATGAAAGAGGTACACTTGCTTTAAGAGGTTTTATTTTCAGTATTTTAAGAAAAAGCAGAGTTAGAGTAACTTACAGATATGGAGGAGAGGATTATTCAGGAGATACAGTAATTCCTTATGACGTTGAAGATGCTGTTGTTAAAATGACAGCAATAGAAATACTAAATACAAGTTTCAGAATGGATGAACTTCCCTCTGGTGGCATGTCAAATACATCTGAGTCCAAAAGAAAATGGGAAGAGGACGTTGAGAAATGTATTGAGAACCGCAGGGAAATATTCGTGATTCCATAATGAAATTAAAGTTTGCAAGATCACTTCAATTAAAAACTGTCAATGAATTAAAAAAGGCAGGGTTTACTGCAAAATTAGTTGGTAAAAAAGTAAATATTGATGTTGGTAAAACAATAAAATCTGTTGATATGGAACAGGAAGGAAGTATAAAAGGCTTAATAGATAGATTGAAGGCAATGTTTAGACCAGAGGAAGATATCTATGAAGAACCTCCAGACACAGCATTAATGGATAAATCTGGTCAATTTCCAGAAGAAAGATTACCAGAGGGATATTCTAATTATATTTTACCAAAAACTGTAAAGCCAAACATATCAAGAATTAAACAGTGGGTTCAAGAGATAAAATTTCAAGGAAAAACAAATGAAGATTTGCTTAATGAATACAATGAGTTAAAAGATACAAATCTAAGTGACGTTATTACTTCTGCACAAAAAAAAGATTTAATTGATTCTACAGCTTACAAGATATCAAGAAAAATTTGGTATGTTGGAAGAAAACCAGCAGATATGACTAATTCTGATTGGGATGATATGACAAAAAATATGCGACCAGCAGAGGGCAGTTATGGATATAATGACAAATGGGATAATTTTCCATACACAAAAGATTACCAATATGGGAGTAGTTCATAATGGAAAGACCTGAATGGGAATGGCTGACAGGAGGAGATGAGGATGACTAGTACAAGTTATACATCAGTTGACATATTAATACCGTTATTAACAGATAATTGGACTTCTGACAATCCACCAAACATACAAAAAGCATGGGAAAGAAGATCTGTAGGTTTTATAGATGACAGAAGAGATCAAATCATTTTGACTCCAAAAGCAGAAAATATCAAGTATTTTGGACTTTATGGAAATGATCACTGGCATGATGTTACTATAGATTTAGACATAAGAACATATCAAAATGATGAAAGACACGCAGATATTGTCTCAGAAGTGATAAGAATTATAAAAAGTAAGATTAGGGGTGGTACAGATTATACTGATTTAAGAGTAATAGCCTCATATTCAAGAAATCAGTATATGCGTAATATGTTCAACCATATAGTTACAATTTCTATGAGAATTAAAGAAACCACTTAGAAATCTTTAAATATATAGTCCAGTTATATACGATATGGTACGAACTGGTGCATATGCATATGTCAATTATGCTTTTGAATCAGCAATAGGAGGTTCTGCTGGTACACTAAACAAATCATTTGGTCTTAAAACAGCAGTATCTAGTCTAACATTAACCACTAATAGAATTAATTTAGGTAAATTAGGTCAAGTTGAACCATCATCATTTGCTTATGGTCAACAGTCTGGTACATTAGGACTTAGTTTTGTTTTAGGAAATATAACCTCACACGATATATTTCAGTCTATTTATGACACACCATCTGGATCAGGTACAACAGGAGCACCATATGTTTACGGAAGTTTAAGCCAAGGCGGTGCTTCTAAAGACTTTGTAGGTCAGTCTTTTACAACAGAAATAGGATTCAGCGGAGATACAGATTATATGATAAGAACTTTAAAAGGATGTATATTGAACAGTCTAAACATAACAGCATCAATAGGTGATGTTGTTAATTGTTCAGCAGAATGTGTTTATGGTAAGGAAGATGCACCAAGTAATTCATCAGGAGCTTTTTCAGATGACGGAGTTGAAAATTCAACACCGTTTACATTTGCACATGGTACATTAAAAGTAGGTGGAACATTAATAGCAGAAGTACAAGATGTTGATATAACATTTTCACAGAATGGTGAACTATTGTATGAATTAGGTGATCAACAGACAGCATCAGCAATAAAGAAATCACTTGACATTACAGGTAGGTTTAGAGCATCATGGAAAAATGATGACATGATTGATAAGGTTATAGCACAACTAAAAGGTACTTCTTATGCAGAAACATTCGGTGGTAGTCCAGAATTTGAACTATTTTTCACTGATGGTGCATCAAGTCCTAAATACATTAAAATTACAGCATCTGGACTAGGTATAGGTGAACACACTGTATCAGGTTTAGAGCCAGTTGAACCAGTATTTGAAGAAATTACATGGCAAGTAAAGACATGTAAAGTTGAAGCAGTAGATCAATAGGTTTATTAATAACGACAATATTAACTTTTATATGGCTTTAAAGTCTTTTAAAATGGATTGGGAAGGAAAATCAGAAACTATTGAATATGAAGATGATATAACATATGGTGAAATGGAAGCAATTCTTACACATGCCATTGATTTATCAGATGTTTCAAAACCTAAAGTAAATATTCCACAATATAGAAATCATTTACTATTAAAAGTGTTGAGAACAGCACCATTTACTGTAGGTGATGCAGTGGCTTTAAGAAACATTAAACAAAAACAAGCTTCAATAATCATGAAGGAGGTCATGAAAGACTACCCTTTAGCGACATATTTAGGGGATTGGGTGGAGACATTTACAGGATTACCGATAGAGAACGATCCAAATATTCAGTCTACTACTTTTGTGCAATAGAATTTGGCTGGGATAAAACCATAGTAGATAGTCAGAGTATGGATTATTTGAGATGTATAATAGGATTACATATGGAGCAAAAAAAGAACGAATATAACCAAATGAAGGCTAATCGCACCAAGAAATCTTTTTAAGTTAGAACATTTATAAAATAATATGGCTATTGATGAGTCTCAACAGGAAGGAGTAGATGTTGATGCTCTTGATAAAGTACTAGATAAAATAACCAAAGCTTTTGAAAAATTAGACAAGAATTTAGCGAAATATAATGAAACAGCATCAAATAACGATAAAACTTCAAGAGTGGATCACGACAAGATACACAAGCAGAATATGGAAAGGCAGGCATCATACTTTGCAAATGTAAAAGCTATGAAATTGTTATCAAAAGAGATGAAACAGGGTAAAGATTCTTTTGCTATGTTTACTGGACTGTTAACAAAAAGTGTTACTTTAGGATATGTATTTAAAAAAATTGAAAAACATGTAGATGGTTATATCAGTGCTTCTGACAGACTAAGAGATGCAACACAGCAACTTGCAGAATTGGAAGAAAATGTTGCAAAAAAACAAGGTGTTACTAATACAGAAGATATAGATTGGACTAAGGCAGGAACTGATAGAAACAAACGTACTGATTTGCTTGAAACACAGTCTAAAGCTAAGGAGCAGGGTGGAGAAAAAGGATTAGGTGAAAAACTATCTGGTGCTAAAGAATTCTTCGGTAAACATAAGATGGGAATGCTTATAGGTGCTGGTTCTGCTGGTGTACTTATAGGTATTTTTAAAAAGGCATTGGATGTATCTCCAATGTTTCAAGCAATTAAAAAATTACTTAATTTTGGTATAATGATGGTATTAAGACCTATAGGTGATTTCTTTGGTTTCTTGTTAAGACCTATAATGGTATGGATGTTAAGAAAGTTAATCATACCATTTTATCAGACATACTTACCAGTTGCACAGCAAATGGGTACAGATGTAGGTAACTTTGTTGTAGGATTCTTTGAATGGGTTTCAAGTTTTTTTAGTTTTGGAGAAAAAAAGAATAAAGAAGTAACTACAAGTATTCACCATGTTGTAGACAAAGTAGATTTATTGAAGAACGCAAACATAAAAAGTCAGGCAGATTTGAATAAACATTTAACATTATTATCAAATAAACAGATAAAGGCATATTTAGATAAAACTACTGATTCCAAAAACACTATCGGAAATTGGCAAGCAAAAAGAACTGAAATATTTGGTGACAGGGCTGGTGAANTTAGGGGTTATAATATAGCTGGAGTTGGTCAAAACATACCTTTGAACAAGGCTGGTGCTGACTGGTACAGAAAAATGGGTGCAGATGTTCAACCAGTTATGGGTCAGTCAAACCTAGGTGGTAATGCAAATGACAGAAATACAAGATATGGAAATAAAGAAACTGGATTAAGTATAACTGTGAATAACAATATACAAGGAACTGTCATAGCTGAAAAAGGAACTTGAAGAAAACACAATATCTGCTGTTGAAAGATATGTAAAGAGGTATTTACAATAATGGAAATCTGGTTAAGAAAATATTCAGGTGATAGCAGTGCAATAACAATGGTTTATGTAATAAAAGTACTTGATTCAATATCATTCCAATTTAAATTCTCCTATATCTCCATCACCTTTACCAGAAGAAGGTGGGGATGAAAACATATTGGTCAAAATAACTGGCAACACTAACACTGTAAATCTTTCATGGATATTAAAGGAAGAGCCATCTAATATAGGTTCAACAAACCCAAGTGTAAGCAATTTGTATTCTGGTAATTCTAAGACTGTAATGGAACAGTTGAAATGGTTTACTGATAGTGATGAAGGTTTTGTTGGAACTGGTATAGATCATAGTTTTGACTTTGTAATTGTTGAAGACGGTGCTCATAGTGGAGATAAGTTTTCAGAACATCTTACAAGTCCAACTGCAAACGAGTCAATAAGAAAAGGCTACATAAGAAACCTGTCATTTGATACAAGTGGTAATGAACCAGTTACGTTGAGAGCAAGAATGGATTTCATAGAAGGTAATGTAATTTCAAGTTATAANGGAAATACTCCATCAGTACCTAGAGATTTCGTTGTCAAACAAGGTAATGCATCTGGTCAAAATACAAATACAACAATGTATATCACATGGACTTTGCCAACTAATAATGGAGGAAGTGCGTTGACAAATCATGTTCTTTATTACAGAGTTGCTGGAGGTGATTGGGTAGTAAATGTTGTTAGTGGTTCTACTCAGGCAATAGTGTTGAGTGGTTTGTCATCAGGTACTACTTATGATTTTAAATTGGCAGCTAAAAATGCAAATGGTCAAGGCACTGTAACTCATGTAAGAACAAAAGGTACAACATCTTAGGTGGTTAATTGTCTAACAGAGTAAAGTTAATAGTTGATAAAGCTGACGGTACACAGCAAATAGCAAATATAGTAAAATCAGTCGTAAAACGTGAGGGCAAAAGATCAGTAGATCATGCAACAATAACAGTTTCTGCAAAACACGATATTGAAGAGAATGATATAGTAAATTATATGCAGGATGAAGTTGATACAACATTTCTTACTGGAATTTGGAATTTTCAAGGAAGTTGTAAGGATGAATCAGGCAACAGTCTTAACGGTACAGGTAATGCAGATTATAGATATCCCAATGTAGGTACTAATATCAGAAAGTTTGGAGCTAATTATGCGTTACAGTTTGATGCCGCTGGTGAAGAAATAACCATATCAGATAACTCAGTTTTAGATTTTACAAAACAGTTTGATATAATAATAGCATTCACGATGGAAAGCAGTAATCCTAATTCACATTTCAACGGAAGTAGTAATACAACACAAATGTTATTTAGTAAACATGATGGTACAAACGGAGTTGAAATAGGCATAAAGTATTTGGGTGCTCCTAGTTATAGATGGGCTATTTATGCAAAACTAGATTCTACAACATTCACAGGTGATGCATCTTTACATACAGATTTTGGATCTATAAATCAGAATACACCTAGATTCATTAGGTTTTACAGAGATGAGGACAATAAAGTTAGATTATTGCTTGATAATGCTCCAGATGGAACTAATTGTGTTCAAACTGTTGCAGTAAATTCAACAAGAACCACAGCAAACTTGTATTTTGGAACAGATAGAACACAGGCAATGGATTTTGATGGAATATTACATCAGGTTAGAGTGTATACTGGAGGTTATTTGAGTGAAGGTGACAGTCAAAACTTAATTAATATAGCTCCACAGCCAATGACTTTGAAATTCATAGGAAAAGTAGAAAAAATTAAAGACAGATTTGATCATAAAGACCTTTTTTGTAAGGGATTGACTAAATTCATACTAAACACAAAACTATCATCCTCACTTATTACAAATTCTCTTAGCAGTGCTAGTACTAATGAACCAGCTACGCATGAAAAAAACATATTTAATGAAGGACAGTATATTACAGATATATTAGAGACTTTGTTGTATCATGCAGATCCTAATTTTACATGGTTAAGAGCATTTTCTGATGGTCAAAGATCTGATTTAGACGGTAAATACACTGCTACAGGTTCATTTTTAACTACATTGGATATGTTATCTGTCATGGATTCAAAACATTTTTTTACATTACCTACAAAAATATTGGTATATGAAAAAGATGACGGTATTCCAACAGATTATACTTTTGAACATAATAATTTTAACATAACAGAGAGAGGTAAAAATTCAGTAAAAGTAAAAAATGATTTTGAATTTGTCGGTAGATTACAGTTACAGTACAAAGAACAGACTTTAAACAGTGGCAGTGCAATATCCAACGGAACTGTAATAACACTGGATTATGTTCCAGATAATTTGATACTTGTAAATGGATCAGGCACTGTATTAACTGAATATAAGGTTGATTTAGATGCAAAAAAAATCACATTTACCCATAGTGGTTCTAATCCATCTGGTGTAATTGCAAAATACCATTATGAAAAAGTAACAGGTGCTACAGATGATATTTTATATTATACTACAAGTAAAACAAGTTCTATAACTGCCAGTGGTAGAAACAGTAAAAGATTTTTTATACCTCAATTTACCCATAGAGCAGATTTCAAATCTTTTGGAGGCAAAATAAAAAACTTATTGGCTGAAACTACTTCTAGATACAGAGTAGAAGTACCGTATTTATTAAACAGTTTAAGAGAAAATCATATTATCACATTAAGTAATCCTGTTATGAAGTTTGATGGATCAGATACTACTAATCAGTTGGTAAAATCAATAGAATGGAGGTTTCCAGAGGCTGTGACTATTATAGACTGTGGAGAGCATGACCTAGACTTGTTTGAATATGGCTCATCTTTAGGAACAGACGTATCAACACTCTCAGAAACCACTACTTTGACCAAAAATGAGAGCAACAGTTCGTAATCTTTAAATAGCACAATAGTTTAAGATAAAACATAATGTTCGGAAAAAATCAAACTAAACTAGACCCAAAAAATAACATCTGTGTAGTAAGAACAGATGTAAATGGAAATAAAGAATGGTTCTATGGCTCAAACATAGTAACCAATGACGGAGATATATATTACGCTAAAAAAGGTGCAGGCGACACACCAGCATCCAACGAGAACTTTGGTAGAACCAAGGCAAGTTGTATTTTACAAAACCCTTCTAGTGCAGATTCACCAGCAAAAGCAGACGATTATGGTGAAGTTTCAAACCCAATCGTAACATCTGGTGCAGAAAAACTAGTTACTGCAAACTATCCAAAATCTAACGACCAAGATGCTGACAACACTGGAAAAGGTGCAGACGTTATCACTTATAAATTTGAATGGACTACAGCACAAATCAATACAGCATCTGGAAATCCAATCACAGGAGGATGTATTTTAGATACAGATGCTACCCCTGCTGACGGTGTAAAAATACTAACACATTGGAACTTTGCAACACCAGCAAGTTTCCACAAAACAAGTACTGATACACTAACCCTATACGTTAATCATACAATGAACGGAGTATAGACACAATGTCTATATCAGCCGCTGGTGTCTTTAGACTATTAGAGAGACTTAACATGAAATTTCCATCTGGAAGCGGAGGACTTGATGACAAAGTTCAATACGGAGAAACTGTTAGTTTCAAACTCACCTCGGTAGATAAAACTATTAGGGGTAACTGAATTAGATGGCACGAAAAGCACTTTATAAACACGCAACACAAGTAGACACTTCATCATATCCTGATGACGGTTCAAGTCCTGTAGGTTCTAATGAATGGAATGCAGATCCTGACTCACAGGGAATGCTTGGTTTTACACCAGCAAATGCAACAATTACAATATCAAGCGGAGTAGCAACAGTTACAGATACAGTAACAGTTATTGCCGCAGAATCTGGTACATCAGATGTTTTAGATAAACTAGCAATAGCAAATACAAGTCAATACGACTTAATCTATTTGTTTGCAGATACAGGTGACACTATCACATTAACCAATACTTCAAGTCCATCAGCAGACGGTCAAATAAAAACAGTCAGCGGTTCTGATGAGACATTATCAACCACAGTTCCAACAATTCTTATCAGAAAAGGAAACTATTGGTATGGATATGGTGGAGGTGTAGTAAATGCAGTATCAGATATTGGTGATGTAACTATCTCATCAATAGGAAGTGGAGAATTATTGAAATGGAATGGTTCAGCATGGATTAATCAGACTTTAACAGAAGCAGGAATTCAAGGTACGCTATCAAACTCAGACATAGCAACAGCAGTAGAGGCAGCTTCTGATTCAAATACATTCACAGATGCAGATCATTCTAAATTGAATGGGATAGCAGCTAGTGCAAATAACTATACACATACTACAAACGCCAATCTTACTGGTGATGTAACTTCATCAGGCAATGCAACAACAATAGCAGACAATGCTGTAACACTTGCAAAGATGGCAGGAATAGCAAGAGGTAAAATTATTTATGGTGATGCTAGTGGAAATCCAGCAGTATTAGCCATTGGTTCAAATGGTCAAGCATTAAAAAGTGACGGTACTGACCTTGTATGGGGTACAGCAGGAGGCGGTGCAACATCAACACACGATTATACAGCAAATTCATCAACTACATATACTGGTTCAGCAGATGGAAGTAGGTTTGGTGCTTCTGGAGCTGGTCAAAGGGAACTTTATATTAAAAAAATCGATGCCAATAATGAGGGTGTCTTTACTAAAATATTCAAAAACGGATCTGCTGTCGAAGTACAAATTGCTTGAGGTTTTAAGTTGGCGATAACTTACCACTCAGGTAGAAGGATTCAAGGAACTCAAGCAGATTTTGATGGTACACCTGCTGTTCAAGGTGGTTGGAAAGAACTAGCAAGAACAAGTGTAACAAGTGGAGATAGTATTGACGTAACAAGTTTAGCAGATAAGAGATATTTGATGGTGTTAGGTTGTGGTATTGGTAGTGGTAATGTAGCATTAATTAGTAGATTTAATTCTGACACAGGAAATAATTACAATAATCGTTACAGTAGTAGTGGTGGTGCAGATTCTACATCAGGTGCAAATGATAGACTATTTACTAACGGTTCAGGATCAAGTCCTCAAGAATTTTCAGTTTTCTATGTTGCCAATAAAAGTAATAAAGAAAAATTGTTAGTTGGTCATAATGTTAATAATGCTTCAACAGGTGCAGGTACAGCTCCACAACGTAGAGAGTATTCAAATAAGTGGGCAAATACAAGTAGTGCAATATCATCATTAAATGTATTTAATTCAGATTCAGGAGATTTTGCTAGTGGCTCAGAGGTAGTCGTACTCGGATATGATCCTGATGATACACATACTACAAACTTTTGGGAGCAATTAGCAGATGTTACATTAAGTAGTGCAAGTGACACATTAAGTTCAGGAACTATCACAGCTAAAAAATATTTGTGGGTTCAAACTTATGTTAAAGCAACAGGTGGAACTGTAGAGCCTGACTCACGATTTAATTCAGATAGTGGTTCAAATTATGCTGATAGGTATAATATCAATGGTGGTTCAGATGCTACAGGTACAAGTATATCACAAGGAGTTAGAGGTTCAGGGGTAGCCTATAGAGCATTTTTCAATGATTTTATAATTAACAAAGCAGATAAAGAAAAATTAGTAATAAGACATGTAGTTTATCCAACTGTATCAGGAGCTGGTACAGCTCCAAGTAGGAGAGAAACAGTAGGAAAGTGGGCTAACACATCTGATCAAATAACATCAATAGATTGGGTAGATAATAGTGGTTCAGGAGCTCAAATGAATACAGGTTCTTTTGTCAAAGTGTGGGGTAGCAACTAATGGCATGGGGAAAAGCAGGTTCAACAACCTTGAGTAGTTCAGGAGATGCTCTTACAACGCCAACATTGTCTTCCAATGATACTTTACAATACTTGTATCATGGATTGCCAACAGGAGGAGAATTGACAGAGTATATGACAATGGGTAGTGGTGGAACTAAGGACACAGGTTCTAATTATGCCAACAGGAAATCATCTAATGGGGGTTCTGATTCAACATTTACATCAAGAGCAAACATTGTAAATGCAGCTAAAAGTGGAGCTACCACACCTGAATTTGGTGTTGGTTATATTTTTAATCTTGCAGGGGAAGAAAAGTTATTAATTTCACAGCATATCAATGCAAGTGCAAATGGTTCAGGAACTGCTCCAGAAAGATCAGAAGCAGTAGGTAAACACGTTCAAACAAGTGTCGTTGATGATATTATTAGTTTTGATAATACAGGTTCAGGAGATTTAGCATCTGATTCAAACCTAACAGTATTAGGCTCTGACCTAACACCAACAGCAGGATCATCATTCCCAACTAATGTCCAAGTAGGAAGCAGGGCAGAAATTACGGATTCAAAAAAGATGTATAGTTTTAATGACACAAGTAAATCTAAACTAAAAGCATATTATCATTTTGAAGATAACGGAACAAACGCACAAACAACAGGAGATGGATTTGGCTCATCAGCAGATATGACATTAACAGGTGCAACTTATGAAACAGGAAAAGTAGGCAGTAAGGCTATATCATTTGATGGAACAAACGATCATGCAGTAATTGGATTACCATCTGCTTCATCATTTAACTTTTTGGCAGATACAACACACGAATGGACAGTTGCATTTTGGATAAAGAATGATGATTTTAGTTCACTTGGAATGATATTATCAACAGCAGTTGAATTAGGCTCATCAAGATACGGATTAGGAATTAGAGCTCAATCAAGTGGTAGTATCTATGTTCATTTCTGTAATGGTACAAACCAAAACAGATTCACAACTACTCAAACAGGATTCAGCACAGATGGTAATTGGCACTTTATTGTAATAACAGCAAAGAAATCAGATTCAACTAACTCATTGGAATTTTGGCAAGATGGCACATCACTTGGTACGGCTTCAAACACTGGAAAAGACTTTGTAGATACTAACGCTTCACAAGCACCTTACATTGGTCAAGCAGGAGACTCATCACAATACTTAGATGGTGCTTTAGATGAACTAAGTATATGGAATAGACGACTTTCAGATTCAGAGATTTCTACATTATATAATTCAGGTACAGGTCAAGTAATTGCAGATGGTATGAGTAAATCTTGGGAGGAGATAGGAGCATGACAACTTTAATATACATTATTGGGGGAAATATATAGCATGAGTTACTTAGACAGTAAAAGAATAGTTGGTACAAATTTACAAAGAATAGGTCGAGATGCTGTATCAGGTGGATGGAAAGAAGTCGGAAGAACTACTTTAGGAAGTGCAGGAGATACCATTGATGTTTCATCATTACCTGACAAGAGATACTATATGGTTTTAACAACAAATATTGCTGATGGAACTATTGATGCTCGTTTTAGATTAGGAAACGGTAGCGTAGATACAGGTTCAAACTATGCAAGACGAGGATCAGAAAACGGTGCATCAGATGGAACAGGTACAGGAAATGACAGTTTGTTAATTCCTTATGCTGAAAACGGTAATACACATTTCTTTGGTGTTCATTATTTTGCAAATAAAAGTGATAAAGAAAAACTATTGGTAGGTAATTGTGTTGATGAATATGCATCAGGATCAGGTAATCAACCTGCAAGATTTGATAACGCAGGCAAGTGGTCAAACACATCTGATGTCATTGATGTCATAAGAAACTATAATGCCCAAAGTGGTAGTTATGCAAGTGGTTCAGAAATGGTCGTATTAGGATATGATCCTGACGATACGCATACAACAAATTTCTGGGAACAGTTAGCAGATGTTACATTAGGTTCTGATGCTTCTGAAATTTCAAGCGGAACAATAACTGCAAAAAAATACCTATGGGTTCAGGTATATTTTCAAAATGCTTCAAATTCTGATGATGTTTTGGTCAGGTTCAACAATGACACAGGTAATAATTATGCACATAGACACTCTATGAATTATGGTTCAGATACAACACAAACATCAGGCAGTAGTATAAAATTAAATGAGAGAAACGCAGGAGCAGATGTAGGAAGGTTTGCAAACTTCTTTGCTATTAATCATTCAGCAAAAGAAAAGTTACTCATAGCACATGGTACGGAAGAAGAAACATCAGGTGCAGGAAATCCACCTACAAGTAATGAATGTGTAGGTAAGTGGGATAATGAATCATCACAGATAACAGAAATAGATTGCTTTACAGCATCAGGAAATGTACGATCTGGAGCTAGATTAATAGTGTGGGGTAGCGACTGATGGCATGGGGTAAAGCTGGTAGTACGACATTGGAAAGTGCAGGAGATGACTTAGATATTACATCCATGACAGCTAATGACTTTAATCAATTCATTGTTCATAGTCTAACAAGTGGTAATATGAAACATAATTTTAGATTTGATGATAATTCAGGATCTGTTTATGCTAGAGGAAGATCATATAATAGTGCAGGAAAATCAAATGACTCTAGTCAAGCTCAAATAGAATATCATGGAGATGCATCAGAAGATAGATTTGAAGTCATATATGGAATAAACTTAACAGGGGAAGAAAAATTACAAATTCATCATTGTATAACTCAAGGTGCTTCAGGAGCAGGAACAGCACCTAACAGATCATTGGCAGTATCAAAAGCAGTAATTACAGATCAATACACAAGAGTAGATTGTTTCAATGATGGAGGAGGAAGTTTTGATACAGGTTCAAACATTACAGTATTAGGCTCTGATGTAACACCAGTAACTGCCGTATCTGCTATTGGTACAAATTTACAATATAACTCATTGTTTGTAGAAAAAGATACTGCTAGAAGATATTGGTTTACTCCTAACACATTAACATTTGAAGATGATTTTTCAGGTGCAGATAATTGGACAGATGATGGAACTTCCGTAGCAGTAAACACTTCAACTGATGTATTAGATTGGGATTGTATTGCTGATGGTAATGATGATTTATGTTACAAAGATTTGACTTCTGTTAGTGATTCAAAATGGTTTGCAGATTTTGATATTACATTTGACACCGTTACATCTGGATCTAGTACCAACGGATCATATCTCGCAATATACTTGGATTCTGTCACTACACCAATAAACACAGCAGGACATGACGGTTTAGGAATTACATACGAGTTAGATGATTCTCCAAACAATCAAGCTTCTATCGGTGCGTTTGCCATTGACAATAAAAATCCCTATGACGGTATGAAGTTCAACTCTGGAACAGGTGCAAGGTCAGTATTTACTGAAACTGCACAGGCAAGTGAAACACAATATGTTAGAATGATAAGAGATGGAGATACATTTACTGTTGAAATTTACTCAGATTCAACTAGACAAACATTGGTAGAATCAGAATCAGTTGATGCAACAAATGGTGGAACTGTAAGTGGACTAAGATATTTTAAAATTGCAACAGGCAGGGATAATACAAACAACCACACGTTTGACGGAACAATCGACAATGTTAAGTTTTACAATAATGTTTCATCAGTAAACAAACCATCTAATGTCCAAGACAATTCTATCCTAGTAGAGAAAGACACAGGGAACAGATATTGGTTTAGTTCAGGAACATGGAGTGCAGGCGCATGAGCCAAGAATACTATGACCATTTGAACGTAGGGGAAAAATATACCTGTGATAAATGTCAAGTGGCCATATTAGGCCATCACGAATATGACCAATATATCAAATTCCAATATCATTACTGTGAGCCATGCTGGAATTATATGCATTTAAAAAAGGGTACTTGTGGCCAATGTGGCAGCACTATGACTAACAGAAGCGAACAACCTAGTATATTTATATCCTGTGGATGTGGAAATAAGGTAGAGTTAAAATGGCAATAGAATGGTTAGCAGGCAATCGACTTAGAGGAACTACAGCAGAAAGACCTAATCTTGGTTTACCAAGTGGTAGTGTTGGTGGATGGGTAGAACTTGGAAGAACATCTAATTCATCATTACCTGATGTTACAAGTTTAG